TCAAGCTTTATATATTCAAAGATGGTAAAGGCTCTGAACAACTTGTTGAGCGTGATGTGTTCATGGCTCTTCAAGACCACGAATGTGTTGCTGGTATCCTGTTGGTTAGCGAAGAAAAAGCTACCAAGGAATCAAACTACAAAGATGGTACTGGTGAGTACCGCGAGTTCAATGAATTCGGTAAGTGGTTTGATTCAGAAGGCTTCACTGCCACTGAACGTGCTGGTGAGCTAAAAGACCCTATCTTCATTCATGATTGGAAGAAGAAAAACATGGATCAAACACAGATCCGTAAGGCTAAAAACCCTGGCGCCGCTGCTGGTGGAACTGCCGGTGCACCTGCTGCTGGTAACACAACTACCAAAAGCTTGTTTGCCTAATGGCCTGCATCCGTGTGGTGGGGTTAGATCCATCCATGGCTGCTTTCGGGATATCGCTTGGTATCCTGAATCTCGACACTGGGGAGTTTGATCTCCAGTGTATTGAGGTCGTAGATACTGCATCTAGTAAAACAAAGCAGGTGCGGAAAAACTCGGACGACCTAGAGAGAGCCAGGAAAATTCAAAAACAACTTATAGAAATGCTCCCCGGAGCTGATCTTGTTTGTGTCGAGATACCCGTAGGAAGTCAGTCAGCTAGGGCGATGGCCAGTTATGGAATGTGTATAGGGATCTTAGCATCCATAAATATACCCATGATCCAATTAACGGCTACAGAACTCAAGTTGGCTGCCACCGGCAATAAAAATGCCACAAAAAAAGACATGATTGATTGGGCAACTTCAACCTATCCGGATACCATGTGGTACTCGAAGAAAGTTAAAGGACAACGATCATTCACAAATAAAAACGAGCACGTAGCGGATGCGACCGCTGCCATTCATGCCGGAGTTAAAACCGATGAATTTAAGCTCATGCGACTGGCGTTCAACGCCAAGGAATAATATGCAAACCCTCATTACTCTTACACAGGAAGAGATAATTGAAGCCATCCGACGTTTTGTAGAAGCGGAAGGTGTAACTTTGGATGGGATGGAGGCTGAGATTTCAATCAACGCTGTACGTTCCCCAACAGGTTTCAATGCCACTGTGCAGCTAGAGAAAGCTGGTACCAAGAAAAAAGCTGCCCGCCGTCCTGCCCGTGTGGTACCTGCAAAGGTTGCCTCAGAAGAAGAAACCACTACTGAAGTAGTTCCTGAGATTCAGGAAACTGAAGACACTGCCGTTGCTGTACCTGAAGTAAGGGAAGAATTGGTGGAAAACGATCTACGCGATCCGAAAGATGAAGTGGTAGAGAAATCACCATCAATCTTTGATGTTCCTGCTGTAGAAGAAGCGCCTAAGGCTGCTCCTAAATCATCTTCAAGCTTGTTCGATTAAGCCGTGAAAAAATTCCTACTGGGATTTCTTATAGCACTACTCGGCACAGGTGTAGTAATAGCCCTGCCGTTTATTGCCGCAATCGGAACAGCCATCTTTATCTTCGTATTAATCCTGTTTGCTTCAGTTTCATACTTGAAGCATGCGGAAGATGAGAAGAAAATAAAGGCGGAGGGGGACTCTAAAAAGTCCCCCGACTCCCCCGATTAAAGCAAGCCTTCCACTGCATTTATTGTACCTATCTGGGATAGACCCATCTGAGGCGCGTGGATAGTATCCGCGATGTTGATGCTGGAGTCCCAGATATCTGGTAGGTCACCTACAAAACCCTGTAAGGCGAATAGCATGAACACCCTTGCAGGGTTCTCGTGCATGGTTTCGGCCATCACCTTAAGAATTCTGATTCTATATTTCGAGAACCAAACCACACCCATATCATTCCCGTACTGGGTATACTTATGAGTTGGTAGGTCGTAGTTAATGAATATATTAACTATCTTCTCGATAGAATCCTTTTTAGATAGTGGATCAACAGCCCTAGTGGTGTAGTGCTTATGTAAAGCGTAACGCGATACAAAATCACTCAACTGCGCTGCTTGATTAAGTGTCTTGTATACCTCTGAATCCTGAAGGATCAGGGCATTACTAATTATTTTTTTAACTGTGCTTGGTGTCTTACTACCGAAGTCAGTAAACTTATCGATGGCTTGAGCAGCTTTTGATTTGTACGAATACTCATCCTTGCTTGCCGCTATATCCTCTACCACTGTTTGGTAGACACCTGCCTCAACTAATTCCCTTACTGGGTTATTAGCTAAATCATTTTTAAGCTCTACCACTCGTGCCTTCTCTTTGTTGAGGTTGATACCAGGGTTGCCAGCTTCCTTTGCTTTAACCAATCTCTGTAGTTCCAGCAACTCAGCATAATCTTTTTGATACGCCCTAGCTCCACTGAACGCCTCTGCCTGATGCTTAAGAATATTCTTCATCGGTACACCTAATACTTTCAACATCACTCCGTTACTCACAGTGTTAGCTGCCGTAACAATGAATGATTTGATTACGATGATGTCCTTCAAAGACTTCACTACTTCTTGCCAAATATTCTCTGCAAATTTAAGTTTGCCTGCTGCTTGCTTACCTAAGAATAACTCAGCCGCCCCTAACAACATTTTTTGGTGGAACTCTCGCTCCTCTTTAGGCATCTGGAAAGCATCAGCTACACTCAACTTACGTTGGCCGAATACCATATCAACTAGATCATTACGAACAAGCATCGTGTCACCACCCCAGACCTGTTTAACTTTCTGTCGGGCTTCATTAGGTAATGCAAAGTAAATCTCACGTAGGCGCTTATCAGGACTCCTAGGGCCAATCTCTACGTATGAACGGAAACGAGTTGAGTACTCTTTATCGTATTGTTCTTTCAAGGCATCGATAGATTTATTGTTGATGGATTCACTTGAAACCTTATCAACAATATTACCGGCCATGGCCCCCATCACATCCTCAAAGCGGTTATTTTTTTGAAGTAAGGAGTCTTTAGTTTGTTCCTCCATCATGTAACGATAACTAACCACTTCACGTAACTGGTTCAAAACAGGGACCATGAAATTTGATTTGATCTTGGTTGGGTCCACATCCCTGTCCATAAACATTTCATTAATGGCTTGCTGCTTATTAGCTTTGATAGTCGCCACATCCAACCGACCATTCAAGCTTGGTGAGTCATCGCCTGCCTGAGTACGTAAATTAATTGTGTCGGTACCTTTAGCTACCTTACTGGTTCGAGAGGTCACACCAGCATCATAAGTAGACAGGCCACCGTGACGTGATACGTATCGATAAACCGGAACCGTATTCAGGTCATTAGCATCACGAACTACCGGGCCACCCTCACGCTTGTACATACGCTTAGCTAAATCATCTCCCTCATTCTCAGTGGCATAAGTCACATCGATATGGGGATTCACGATCTCTTTGGTGTAGCCTTTTACCATGGCGTTAGAGCCGACAAATAAGCGCTTCTTAGACTCAGCTTTAAGGGACTTGTGCTGCCATAGAGTGAACGTAATACCATTTTCAGTAGCAGTACCCCCATCATCGTTACGAGCTGTTTCAGACAGAATTAATTCGCTTAGAGCGTTCCTGTGATCAATGGCTGTATATTTAACGGCAACCAGAGAAGCTAGGCGGTCCACTAATATCTCAGCAGTATCGATCACATCTTGGTTAGGTTTATCTTTACCAGTACCAGAAAGGTCAGCTATCTGCTTGGCATTCAGTAACAAATGCTGTTCAGACTTACGGCCTGTAGCCATGTAATAACCCAGTGCTACAGCAGATCTCTTGTAGAACCCACGGTGATTACCGAACTTATTCAACTGATTCTTCAGGCTAGTTATCTCAGTAGTCAGGTCGTTATTACCTTCCTTCAACATCTGGGCTAACTCAGGTAGTGAGTAAGCATCAGTAAGAGAAACCAAATCTGTCTTAATCATCGCCTTGGATATTGCAATTTTTTGGTCATCAGTAAGCTCACCCTTGAATTGTTTCAGGAGTGTTTCAGATACAGACTCTGCAATCATTTTACGCTGACGGTCAATTACCATATTACCTACACGCCCTAGGTCATGGAATGTTCCGTTATCATCTTGGCGCCCTAAGGCCTCAGTGATGGTAGCGTTCATGAAACCCTGCTGCCCCTGTCGAACAGTGTCACGCATATTTTGGTAAGCGTTCGCAACATACTTAGCACGATCAGACGCAACCAGAGCAGTTATGGCACCAGTGGCACGAACTACAGCGAACTGTGAACTTTTGATTGGAGGCAACTCAGCAGCCTTAATTATCTGGGACTTGGTGAAAGCTATAATCTCATTCATGCCTTCAATAGTTTTAGTACCCGCAGCTTCCATGCTACGAACTAAGTCGGATTTATGACGCTGTTCGATGTTGGATAGTTGAGTGAATAAAGCATCAAGCTGAGCATCAGCAGTGGCCTCCGTAACCTTGTGCATACGGTCAGTGATAAATGTCACAACCATATCAAATATATTACCCATAATATCAAGCAACGAACCCTTGAATATACCATCTGGCTTGAGCCTAGATTGTAGGGAGCCTAGCTTTGTCTTGAATTTAGCGTTGGTCATACCGAATGCCATGAACTCGTGTAGGTAATCGGCGGTTTCTAACGTCCTATTTAACCCTGTGGTCTCATCTATACTCCGCACTGGGGCATTGGATACCAAATTGAATATATGATCGTGACGAGCTTTAGCGGCGGCATATTCATCAGAATAGCTCGGATCCGAAGGAAGTAGGTTCTCGTTGGCCATAAAGTCTTTGATTGTGAAATTCTCTTTTGCCAAAGCATGTAGTCTTTTTAGCTGACGTTGGGCAACTGATCGTCCATTGATACCTGCACGGGATACGTTATGGACCAACTCATGTAGGTAAACTTCCTGTGCTGACATACGAATACCATTAACCAGCATCCCGCTTGTAGCAGGAGTTGTGCCATTGGCTTGGTGAACTATGTACATATCCAGACCGGTAGTGGCACCCATGGTCTCGCTGTCAGGACTATCCTTACGATGTAGGTTGAAAGGTACCAATACTTTATTGATTGAACCCTTCAACAATTTACGTAGGTAATTACCGTGCTCAAGTGACTCAGGCACAAACTGCTCTTGGCTGCCTAAATTATCAAACACATCCTCTGAGTTCATAGCGTTGACTGCTTCAATAGTCTTGGCTTGGAAAGTATCAGGGTTGATGCCACCGTTAGTGGAGCCTAACGAATCAATGAAGTTATCCAATATGTCATTTAACTTAGTGGTGGTCTGCTCAGACTTACGAAGCTCTGTACCATCAGCAAGGTACTGGCCCTGTATGGTGTGGTCTTCTAAATTGGCCAACTTACCTAAGTCAACTTCACGCACAGTGTTTGCCATCTTCACTTGGAACACTTGAAGTTCATTACGGCCCTTAGGTACAGTAGTATCTTCATGTAAATTTTCTCTGGCTGCTGTAAGGGCCACCTCTAAGTACCTAGAGTTACCATTCTCATCATCTAACTCAGTGGCTAGTGCCATGGTACGAGTCAACGCATCTTGAGCAGCACCCATAACTGAGTATTCACTATGAACCTTGTTATAGCCTTTATTCATGGTTTGGCCTTGAGCTTTAGTTTCAGCCTGACCAACAATGATTGCATCGTGTACGTTCAGTGCATTGTTGTTTTCTAAGTAGGTGAACATAGTTGCAGCATCGACACCTTGGATACCCATAACTGTTGGGGCAACACCTGGAGCAATCATCTCCATCTCAGTGGCATTAGCTTTACTGCTTTTGTTCTGGCTACCATTAGGGGGGGTCTTATAAACCTGCTCCGTTAACAGAGCCTTCTTACCAGAAAATCTTGCAGCCTTAAACTTAGCAACATTGATTCCTGTATCAACCTTACCTTCCTGCTGTGAGAAGAATGAGTGCATAACTGGTGAACCCTCCATCAAACGCTCACGGATAATGGTCATCTCAGTTTCAGGTAGTGTGGTCACATCACGGATAAGCTCGCCAGATAGGTACATTTCTTCTTGACGTTGGGTAACAAGATCACGATACATTTTGTCGTAGGTCTGGAACACGATGTCCATGGCAGAGTTAATTAACTTACCTTTCTCTTTGAAGTCACTGAACTCAGTATCGATGGCTTCAATAAGCTCAGTACCGTAGGTGGTCTCAGCGAACTCACGGATGTGCATCTCAGCTTTGTAAGGCATCTTGTATTGTAGGGCTGCTGTTATATCCACAGAGCCGTTGTTGTTTTTAGGAAAAGAGAATCCACCGTTAGGTGCAAGAGTGTTTACAGTGTTTTCTAAGTCCCATAACAACTGACCCCCCTTCTCAGCATCAGTCTCAGCAATGGCACCCTCAATTTGGGAGTAAAAATTTGATATGAAACCGTCACTTACTAACTGCTTGATGCTGACATTACCCGCACCATAAACAGTTTGTACCAGAGGTGCTTTGGCAGAATTACGGTTGATGTCTCCATATAGCGAAGATGCTGCCTCAAGTACCCGAGGACTGGCATTAATAGATTTAAGCCTTTCAGCCCAAATACCAGCCAGAGCCACATAGCTATCAACCGAGCTGTCTTTGGTGATGTGCTCAAGGACAGAATCTTGGTTACCAAATAGCATACCTGTACGTTCCAATTTGTTGCGTACGTCAGCTTGGTCAGCACCCGCATTAAGCTGAAGGATACCAATGGCAGGGCCGTTGGTTAAACCGTCTATCTCACGGAAAATATCTGACTGGAATGTATCCTTGCCAGCATTCTGAGCCGCTACCATCGCAGCCAGACTAACGAGACCGTCGAGGGCGTAAGCACCTTCCTCAATCGAACCGTAATCACCCGGTCGTACCTTACGAACAGCTATCATAATATCTTGCTGCATCTGCTCTTCATTGATGTCGTCAGTACCGATTTTATTTATGGCCACAACTGCGGCCTTTATTTCATCATCCTGAATCAACTCACGTATCTGCTGTAACGACACCTCAGGCATTTGCTTATCAGTGCTTATGTCGAATGCCTCAGCAATGGCCATCATGAAGTCATTAACTTGACTTGGAACAGTAAGATTCACTTCACTGTTGAAGCTTTCCTGTTTAGCGAAGTGACGGTGTATCTTACTGGTCTGCATGTTGAAAGTATTACTCTGCTGCCCAGCACGACCTTGCTTCCAAATATTGTAAGAGTTGTAGAACGGGGTATCTTCACCTTGGTTCATTACGTCATCAATGTGGTCATTCAAATATTCTATTTCACGAGTGACCTCAGCATTGGCCGCCTCTTTACCAAGTAAGTTCTCTGCATGGACTTTACCCTCGATACCACCAATGTAGCCGTACAACTCCATTTGACTTTCTAATGGTAAGAACTGGTGTACAGCAACCGAACCGATCTTTAATGTCCAAGGACGAGCCTGATCTTTACCTATTATCTCACGTAGGTTTTCAGGAACCTTCTGCCCAGTATTCTCCATGGTTTGAACTACGTTCTCTGGCGATACAAACGATGGCTTGACCTTGGCAGACTGAACTGAGAACAATTTGTCCATGATACCGTCAGCAGCCTTCAGACCTTCTTTGATGTCAGTAACTATATCTATAGGTACATCTACCATTTCACCGAACGCATTCTCTTCTTGTTTGGTAGCAACCTTGTAGAAGGTCGTTACCGTGTTATCGGTGTTGGCTTGCTTGTCAGCATCGATGGCACCTACAGAAGCTTGTGCAGTTATCTCAGTTTCATTAGTCAATGCGGCTATCTGGTTAAAGGGGATTTCAGTAGTAGTTAGGTACCCAGAATCTTGGAGCATGTGGAGTGCCATTAGACCAACTGAGTGTTCAAGCTGGGATTTCATATTACCTGGGGCATCCTTACCAGCCTTAATACCTAGGGTCTTCATGACATCTTTACCAATTGAACTGGCCAACACACTACGACTAACACCAACCTTGCCTAATAACTCACGAGCAGCAGAGGCCACATACTCTTTACTACCACGACCTATAATTGCGTTGATATCACGATCTTGATTATAAAGAGTATCCCCTGCACTTGTGGCCACCCAGTTATAAGCACCCATGGCAATTGAGGATATTACGTTTGGATCAAAAGTACCGTCCACACCGGCCAGGTACTGCATGTAATCCTGGTGTAAGAAACTTGCACGAGCTTTGAATAGCTTCTTGAATGACTTACCCATCTCAGCATTGAAGTTGAACATGGAGTTTAAGGTACTGACCTGCTCGATGCTTGTAGGCTCATCTAAGTGGATTTCCACTGAATCCTGAACATCCACTAAGCTAGAGAAGAAATCCTCCACAGAGGTTAGTATATTACCACTAACGTCGGTATCTTTCTCACGACGAGTAGTGAAGTATTGTTGGACCATATTCAGGTTGTAAAAGCGACCTACACGATCTTTAGGTGACATCCCCTCAAGGTCTACAGAGTGCCCTGTAAGACGACTGGCCATGTTATAGGTGTTTGGTTCTTTGAAGAATCCCATGTCCGTCAGTGCATCCACAGCGGCTCGTGTGTCATTGGCTAAACCCTTACGGCTCAGACCTTGCTTAGCTTTGATTGCGTCAGGGCGATTGTCATTACGACGCGCCATGAATTCTTCTTGTTTAACTGGGGTATCCAAAAATTTGGCCATCTGCTTCTGGGTAATACCCTGTTGGCTCAATGATTGGATTACTCGAGTATCCTGCTCGGATTCATTAAAATTTTCCAAGGTCAGCCCTTTACCACTTTCAGCTATCGGATACGGCTGCGCCTCCTCCTCTGCTTTCGTGGCTTGGTCTTCCGTAGGCGTCGGGCTGACAAAAGAAAACTCGTTTTCTTTTTCAGAGCGAACATCAGCCGTAGGTATAACTGTGTCGGAAGTCGTGGAAGCCTCACCGCCTTGTTGAGGTTCCTTAAACAAGCCTACGGTAGGCTTCGCCTCCTCCGGTTTGTTTAACTCTCTCAACTTCGTCGTTTCAGCTACACTTTGTTCCTCCTGAAGAGGCGTAGCTGAGGAGGACTTGTCCGACGATAAGCTGGCAGCCGATGAAGGGGCATCGGTAGCTAATGTCCGTTCGGTCGAATTACCTGAGGAAACCTCAGATACTTCATCCCTGACGGCGCTACCTTTAACTCTATTCCTGCCCTGAACCACAGCAGCACGTAAAGCATTAGCCTCTTGAACCACAGTATCTACTAACGGGTTATTTGGTAGGTTCGAGTTACGGTGAATCTGAATAGGCTTTCCACGGGCAGTCGTGTACGTTGAACCAACAAGATCAATAGCAGCTTGGTGTTCGTCCGTAGGCTTGTAGTTAGCAGGCTTACCTTGGAAAGGTTTATACGCTGCAACAAAGTCACGAGCTTTTTGGCTGTGGCCGCGAGTAAATACCTCAAGTGTTTTTAGTGCCTTAGCAGCTCCGTCAGTGTTACCTAACTCTAAGGCAGAACTGATTCGTTGCTGGTGGGTAGAGATGCCTGCATTGTCATTACCACCAGATATGATTTCACTGTTGGTGCCATCCAAAGTCTGTATAGCCTTCTGTACTTTGATGTGGTCTTTGATTTCAGTCTTTTCTTCTGGGCTGATTGTATTGTTGTCTAGTAATGTTTCGGCTTCTTCAATAGAAACAGTTTCTGGGCTCATACGCATTGAACCAAGAACTCTAGCAGCCGACTCAGGTGTGTTTTCCTTGGCCAATTTTTCTATAGAGGAATTTTCAAAAAATTTTCTGGAGGCTCCCTGCTGAATTGCCCCCAGTCGTTCGATGCCCTGATCCATCTCTTCCTGAAGTGTTTCCACCTCTTTGGCCAGAGATCTTTGTAACTTAGGATCCCTAGAAGTAGCCATCTTCTTAGTAAGTGCATCAACCTTTTCGTCTGCCTTAGTAATTAACTCGACAGCTTCAGCAGCATTCTTAGTACGTTCTTCTTGAGTTGTGCCCTCAGCATCGTTGCGCTCATGTATGGCAGCAAGGGAGGTCGTAAGCTCGTAATCTGAGGCTTCTGTATCAGTAACAGTACTAACGTCACCACTCTCAACTACCGCATCCACAGTCGCTTTAGCGGCAGCCTTAGAAGCCATGTCATTCTTCTGAGTTTGAATGGTATCTTTAGCACCCTGAATTGTATTGGCAACACCACCTACGGCAACACCGGAAGCAGTACCTACAACTAGCCCAGCACCTGCTGCCGTACCTACACCTTCAGATAACTCTTGGTCTTCATCGACGTATAGTTTGGTTGCCACGTTACCTGCAGCAGCTCCTGACCCACCCTGAATCGTTTCCTCGGCACCTTCTGATGCAGCGTTACGACCAGTCTTAGTAATGATTGAACCAACAGCACTACCTGGAGTAAACAAACTACCTTCAAACTTGGCAGCCCCGGTAAGCTTAGATGCGACGGCACCCACAGAACCTGATATAGCCGCGGTAACATCGAACACCCGGTTAGAAACTTTCATACGGGCATCTTCAAAGCTATCACCCTGAGCCATCAAATCTAGGAAGTAAGGGGAACCTTCTTCTAGCGTGGCCTGATCCAAGTTAAGAACTTCTGCCTTGGCATCCAATCCATTACTCATACCTTCAGTCACAGCAACTGTGGCCAGACCAGCAGTAGTAGCGATCTTAGCTACAGCTTTTTTGCCGACTTCGGATGCAAGGAACTTCTTCTGTGCCACTGGAGTTGCTTTACTTAATAGGGATGTAGTTAGTGCTTTACCCGCGGCACCACCAAGGAACATCTGAGGCAACGACTCCACCAGACTATCCACAGTAGCAAGAGGGTTAGAGGCTTGGGCCACAACCGAGTCAACAAGGGCTTCACCTTGCTCACCAAAAAATTGTTTAACTACGTTCTCACCTTCAACACGCATACCTTCGATACGATCTTTAGTGGTGGTAGCAGCCTCAGCTACTTCTTCCATCTGGAACTGAGTCTTATCGGACTGCATGCTTGACAGGAAGTCACGAGTAACACTGAAGTTTTTGGAGTGACCGCCTGTCACCTCATCTAATGATGGGATCTCTGAGCCAGTGAACTCACCTTTAGCAAGCGAACGTCCTGCAGCATCCACAAGGGTGGCTGGGTTGTATCGGGAAACTAAATCAGCAGCACCATAAGCAATACCACCAAGAGCCACAGCACCTTTGGCCACAGACAATGCAGTATCACCTACAGCTTCACCGGCAGAGCGGTTCTGGTTACGTCGATTGAATTTATTACGAAGAAGGTCGTTCTCTTTATTGTGGGTACCAAGCAAGGCTTGCTTAGCAGTAGAGGCGTTGATCACGCCATCCCTTTTAGCTTCTTCCTGTGCCACCTGACTATCAAAAGCTGCTGCTTCTTCAGTGGTATTGAAGTCGAATGTAAAGTCCGAAGGGGTGCCGTAATCAGCCATCTGTTTACCTATTAGTTATTTTGTCGTTGTAATCTCCGCTGGATAATAGCATCTGCTGACGCAGTTCCGGTAACTATCTTCGCATCCTTTTTGTACTGCTTAAGTTTATTGGAAGCATTTGCCCTTTTTTTGGCATCAACACCTAGACGAGCTCGGTCCACTTTAGCTTGAGATGTTTTGATCTTTTCCTTGCGGGTCTTGCCCTCAGGATCGGTAGCAATAATCCTAACCAAATCCTCAAACTTCTTGATATCAGTGGTTGGGTTACCCCACGCCTCCTCCTTATTCTGGGTAGAACCCATCAAAGCAGATTCGATCATCCAAGGCTTAACCTCGTAATCAACCCCATCTTTGCTGTAGCTCTGACCTGAAAGAGTAGTAATGATATTTTGTAGTTTCTCACCACCATGGGCATTAGAGAAGCCATCCATCCAACTACCTTGAGGTGCTCGCTCCATAGCCAACTGACGTACTGAGTTCAGGGTAGTAGATTCTAAACGTGCAGTTTCTTCAGGGGATGTAGGATTCAATGCAACCAATCGTTGGTGCTCTGATTCCATCTGTGTGAACTGAGCATCAGCCTGAGCATTATCCTGATTGATTTCAGTGGTGTAACGGGCCTGAGCTTGGTCACCTAAACCAGAATTACTAGCTAACCCAGCAGTCACAGCATCCATACGGGTTACTTGATCAGTACCTGTAATACCGGCTGCAGATAATTGACGACGTGTACGGTCACCTAACTGCTCGTCGGTAAGTGCTTGGCCAAACCCTTTAGTTTCAGCGGCTACATCATCAGTACGTGCTTCAAGCCGCATACGGAACTGTTCCTCTGCACCTACACCCTCGAACTCAGTACCGGATACGTCGTAATTACCATCCTTATCCAGAGATACACCTGAGGTACTGGCAGCAATTTCCTTACGAGCATCAGCAATTATCTTGCTGTTGGTGTTACGCTGGTTCTCGTTATTGGCAATATTACTATCAACTATCTGACCACCTTTGATCTCTCGCTGGCGGTTCTGCTCAACAAGAGCACGTTCGTTGAATGAACGGTTGCCTGATTCAAGGGCACCCATTAATCCAGTCTTGTCACGTATATTGGATTTAGCCAACATCTCACGAGCATCTGTGTATCGTTCAGAAGCAATGAGATTACCGATCTCCTGAGCCTCTGGAGCCTCCTCACGGGAGAATGCAGCATTCCGGTTAGCGAATGTATTGGCCTGCTCTTTAGCTATGGCCTGGTCGCGCCCCTGGAGCTGAGAGAATACACGTCCCTGATCGGCACGACTTAAACCAGCAACATTGTTACCAGCAAAAGTACCGTTCTGACGGGCCTGCTCTAACTGCTCAGTATTCAAGCCATCAATCTGTTGCATGAACCCTTGTGCTCCGGCGGCAGATTCCTCTACCTCACCAGCACGAGTACGATCAACAAATCCTTGCCCAGCCTGATTGATTGTGTCCAACCCACGAGACATCTGATCTGAGCTATTGGTCAGTAAGCTATTGGCAGCCGAGTTACTCGGTGCGTTCACGTTACGCCATGTGATAGGTGCTGCCATATTATGCCCCCACTACTCGTCCATTAGCACCACGAACACCCCGATCTTCTAGGTATTCCTCTTCGGTACCAAAATTCATATTACCGTTGCTCTTGGCAGAATCCGCAAGAACAGCGTATTTATCTGATAACTGGTTATTCACGAGACCTGCTTGAGTGTTGAAGTTTAGGCTAAACTGCTTCTTGTTCTCAGCAAGCTGATCCTTAGCCAAACCGTAATTCTTGTAACCCATATAAGCATTAGCCAAACCATTGAATGCTTGGACACCCCCCATGAAATTCTGGCCCATAGTGGAGCCCTGACCAAAAGCTGGAGGCTGGTTGTTGTTGCCAAAATTCATTTCAGTGCCGGGGGCACCAAATGAGTTAGGGTCGATGTCCATAGGGTTCTGTGGTGTATCCAGCCCCTGCACACCAAACATAGACTGTTGTGGTTGGTAGGTACTTCCGAAATTAAATTCCATATTTCATGTCCTCAAACATATTTATTAGATAAGTCAGTGCCTTTTGGCAACTGAAGCGCACTGTCATGCCACCCACGAAGAGCATCAAAGCCGATCAATCCAGGGTTATTATGTAACGTCCTGAAGTAAAAAGCTTCTGGTCCTTCCTCAGGCAACCACTTGTATTGGTGCTCCAACACATACAGCGGGTCAATATTACCGTTTGAGTCCAGTAGGTCTTGTGAGGCTACCAGTTGTTCAGTCAGGCGTTCCTGCTCTTCTATTACCGTTTCTGATTCTGAGATGAGATCTTCCATCTTATCTTCATAGTAACCAGAAACACTTACTGTAACTGCCAACACAACCTGAAGTAATGTGATCGCTGTAGGCATGGTCGTAAGTACCATATCTAAGTTACCTGTAGATATGGCTACAATGGTAGCTATAGCGGCAAGTATCAAAGCTAAATCACCACCGATCGTATTAACCAAAAAGTCTACAGCAATCTTGATTGCTATCTGGGTACCTACGTATACAAGTAACTCCCCTAAGGTAGCTATCTCCGGTTGGAAAAAAACAATAGCTACAATGATCAGCACTATTTGTATTAGTTTAAAGAAAAGGGGGTCCTCATACCACTCCCAACTGGTTTTTACTACAGCATGCACAACCATAACCATACAGTCATAATATAAATCAGCCCGCTCAAGGGTCTCTTCAGTAAAGCTATCAACCAATGACATAGCTAAAGGGATTATAAACATAGCATCGTCTTTAAGACTACCATCAAGACCAGTAACTACAACCTTGTTGCTGTGAGGCCTACCCGTATGAACTAAACCATGTACTAATACTTGTTGATATTGGGTCGTATTTATCTGCTGCCTAAGTATGTACTCGCTAGTAGGGGAACTATTTTTAGGGAGTGTTGCAACATTTGTTCTTGTAGTGGTGCCAATTGGTCCTAGGTTACCCTCCACAATCTGCACATCAATGTAGTTGTACTCAAATTGCATACGGGCATCACGATCTGCGATGGATATTTTGGTAGTGGGGCGATGCACCAGAACCGTCCTCCTAGTGGTTTTAGCACCAACCTGCTTGGTAGAAAGCGATTCATCCCACAATTGCTTCGTGGATTTTGTTCTTACGGATAAAGTCAGGAAGTAATCGAATAAATACCTGAGAGTCGTTGGGGAATCTGATTGTATGTCAGCAGCAAACATAACCATTACATCATAAATATCATTTATGTCTGGGTTTTCCATTACGCTGTCTGTGATGCCCTGTAAATCCATACCCAAAGTACCCATCATTTTCTTAGAGGTGTTTAATAAGTCACCATCAAGGGTATCTACCAAGTTTTCCTTATCGGATCTTAGAATAACAATAGGTAGGTACGTGCTGTCGCTGTACACACCAGTCGATACCCCCAACTCTGCATGAATCGCAAGCTTAGGGTTATACGACCAGTACAGAGGTGTCTGGCTAGCGTCGTTTGGCATGTAGTAGTGTACGTTGTAATGCTCATCATACAGCTCAGCACCGGGCACCGTGTAATTTCTACTTACGGGGGCTACCCCATCCAAGAAATTGATCGATATAGTACCAGCACCTCCTCTGAATTCAGCATCCACGTATTTAAGCACACCTGTAGGAACAAAATCAGGAGCCGCTACGATGAGTGTAGCTGGGTCCATACCTAAGTTATCCCTAAGATACTGGTGAGCTATGTGGTCCACCTCAGGGGTGTCTAAAGCAGCCTCAACTATATGGACAGGACTGCCTTCCTTGAGGTTTAGGATATCGAATATAGGTATCAATGGTACGAAGCCAACGGTCATATCTCCCTGAGGTAAACCAGGGGAATATTTATCTTTACCGTATTTGACGTATCGATCTACTGCATGGCTGAAGTTGGTACGTAAGGCTTGAATAACTGAGGTACCGGCGTCCTGTCCTTTCAGGATACCTTCGATGATATTTTCCTTCATTACATCAGGACTATCCTCGACCATACGTAAAGTCATTACTGCTACATCTGTTCGACTAGGCATGGACGAGATTCCTGTTATTCAGTGAAGGTATTATTTGTGGCGTTATTAATTGCAGTATCTATTATAGCCTTAATGCTAGGACCGTCCACACCATTGTCCCCTGGTAGGGATGCCGCAGAAGAATCTGAGAATCGAACTATCCAAGCATCGACCATCATCTTCATGACCTTCTGTTCAGAGTCACGTTGAAATCCTTTTGTTTGTTGTTCACGTAAACGATTCTCTTGGAAGATTACCCCACCACTAACATTAGATCGTGTACCACCATTCTCAACAGCACCTGTAGAGTCATACGTGTGTACTGTGCTTGAAGTCTGAGCTTGTTCAGTAGCTCGCTTCTGTTGAAGCAATAACTTCTCAGAGGTAACCTTATTAAGTTGCTCATCGATAACCAGTTTAGTGGATGCAGAATTAATAGTCTTCTGTAATGTATCTGCTTTGCTGGCACCGATAACACCATCAACGATGTTATCCACGGATAAGAACTCACCCGTATCTAAATCATAAGTAGGTACTGAGTCACTGGTCTGAGCTAATTCAGTAACAAATTTTTGCTTAATCAATCGCCCTTCAAGTTCGGCGTTGATGTTCTGCTGTGCAAACAGCTCTTGCTGCAACGAAGCATTAATTATTTCCTGCTCGACCTTAATACGCTGCACATCAAGTAAGGCAGCTTGGTTAGCGGAGGATTGTTTGTTCAATGCAAATTGAGTTGCCTGAGACATAACGGCTGTAGTCAACTCAATAAACACCTTGGCGTAATCAGGCCCACTTATCCGCTTACTCTGGTATGCCTTATCCATACGGACTTGGACGGCATCCATCAGACCCTCAAACATACCGGCGTTAACGTCGGTCACATCAGTGATCTCAATAGGTTTGATCGAGACAGGTAGCTGGTCTACTGGTAAGGGGATAGGTAGTGGCATAGGTTACTCCAATTAGTCTTCTAGGTTGTTACGTTGCTTTTGGTCACGAGCCAAGGTGTCTAACTCTTTAGTGGTTAGTGGTTTAAGGACTCGAACTGAGAATTCCTTAACTAATTTACCTTTACGAACCTTGTTACCACGAGGGCCTTTAACTGTATGGAAAACCTGGCACTGTGCCTCTTCGATATTGTCCAAGATGATCTTAGGTATGTGGAAACCTTCTTCTACATCAAAAGGAACAACCTTGGTGATGGTACCGATAACAGAGTTACTTACAGAGAACATCTGAAATTCTTGTTCCTGCTTGCGGGGGTTCATACAGCTCACCACACAACGAACCAAACGAGTAGCTTCTTTGTGTAGGCGTGCACGACGCTGTGGGGTGGTTTCTGCTTTAGGTGCTGGCTTTGTTGTTTGTACCGGAATTTCAACTATAGGAGCTTCTTCAGAGGGTTTAGGCTCCATAGCTTCTTTCACTAATAACTTCAACTTATCCAGCCCCATGGATGGGTGGTGGGATAGGCCTAGTGTTTTAGCACGGGCACGCAGCATTTCAATTTCAGTGGGTGCTTGTGCATCCAACTTATCTTGTTGTTCTTCAGTAACATCTACCATGTTCTTTCCTCAATCCGATTTTTTAGTTAATTGATGTAGGAGGGGGAAACCTCCTATACCAAAAAAGCCACCCGAAGGTGGCTGATTTAAACTACTTGATTATTACCAAGTTGCAACGGTTTTAACCAGTGCGATACGTTCAGGACGTAAGGCCATGAAGCCGTAGTACCACTTGATTGACATAAAGCCTAGCTCGCCGTACGGATCATCACGAGAGTAAGCTTGTTCAGTTTCAGGCTTAACGTGCTTGATCTTGAACTTAACAGTCTTACCATCAGTCTGGAAACCGATAGTAGTGAAAGATGCATCACCAACAACCAACATTGGGAATACATCGTATTTACCACCAGTTTCACGGTAACCGTCGTTACTAGAAACAGTTGCGCCAGCAGCAGACCAATGCATCATTTCAGGAACAACCACGATACGGAACTGATCGATTGAACCAATCTCACCTTCAAGAAGGGTAGTCGCGTTACCGTACTGACGAACTGGAATGAACGCCTGGTTACCGAAAGTATCAAGCATGGCTTTAACCATAGGCTCTAACTCGTTACCGATGTACATGATACGAGCAGAGTCGATAGTCTTAGTATCAACCATTCGAGTACCAGTGATGATCTTGGTGTTCTTAGGGCAGCGGTTGTTATCCAAGTCGATTGATAGACGCATCAGATCGCCGTAAGTAGGAAGGGAAGCAACGCTACCATTCTCACCAGTAAGAGTAGAGGTAGTAGTGGCTTCACCACCGAAACGAATAACACCAGCAGCATTCAATAAATCGATCTGCAAAGCATCTTCAGTCATTTCACTAGCGCCAAGAACCATCTCACGAGTTACGTGCATGTCCAATTCAGCGTCAGTATCAAAGTCCAAAGACTCTTTGGTGTATTCATCGAAGAAACCGAACTTCTCAAGGTTGCCCTCGATTTGCTTACGTGTGAAACCAACGCGGTTAACACGACCACCAGTTTCAGACAGGGCAGGCATCTTGGCAGCGATTGTGCCAACATCCTTACTTGAGCCGTATAAGTTACCTGATTCAGGGACTACGGTTGCAGTCTGCGCTTCAGTCGTATCGATAACCCAAGCTGGGTCACGAGCTTCAAGGATCGCTTTGACTTTAGTGATGCTGTCATTAGCAGATACGGTGATGTCCAAACCAGACATCTGACCAACCACAATCAAGGCAGCGGCATTCGTAGCTGCGATAGCTGCGGCAGCGTTGGCACCTTCACGCATAACGTATTCAGTGGTGTACTGATTGTCTTCGGCTTCATCAGGACGACTGATGCCAATGGTTGCTGACATCACAGTAGAGGCGCCGTTGGCATCAATACCCTGATCGTTAATGTTGGCATCATCCAGCAAAGGTAGGTAGATATATTGAACGATCTTCTTACCCATGTTTTTAGGCATGGAGATTGTGTCGGCTAACTGACCGAAGAACTGCTTCTTCTTCGCTTCAATGAGAGCCTTTTTGTTATAAAAGTCAACGCGAAACTGCGCGCCGATCGGGTCGCTATACTGCATAGTCATGATTTTGTGCTCCTAATGGATTACAGGGTTGGGTTAAAACTTGTTGCCCATAGCCAGAATCTCCTCATCTGTCGCATTAAGCGGATCAAACGGAGCAGACTTCTTGCTACCAGGCGAACTCTTTGTCGAGCCAGCGGCTCGCTTCTTGTCTTTAAGTACTTTTGGGTCTACAGCTTTCTTAGCGGCTGGCTTCTTAGCAGGGGCTGTTTGTTGCCCTGTGAACATATTGTTCTTCTGCATGTGATTACCAACCTGCTGATAAGCTTCAATATCAGAAACACCTTTCAACCGCCCCAACATCCTTTCTTTATCAATCACTGTTTGAACCTGTGCATACGTACCGTTCTCGATATGTGCATTGATGGTTCCAATGATTGAAGGATCTGCAACGATGGCTTCTTTACTGGACTTGTCCCACTTAGTGCTTACGACTTTGAGAGTTTCTTGGTAGCTGCTTGTTCCTTCGATTGCGTCAAAGGCAGCGTCAAGTTCTACTTCTTGGTCACCAACATTGTAAGTTTTAGGCTTATAAGAATCCCCCGCACCTTCGTTACTAGATTCAAGTGGGTCGTAACCGCTTTCCTTGATCAGTGCTGCGATGGCTGCAGGGTCTTTCTTATCCAGATCAATCAACCGGTTTATTTTGTCTTCACTCAACAAACCGTTGTTGTCTAACATCTTCATCATACGAAGGTGCGGGGCCAGGCCCGTCATCTTCTTACCGTAGTTTGCTCCCATTTGCATAAGTTGTAGGGCTTCATCCACATTCTCTATGCTGATGTCCTTCCCATTTGCTTTGAAAGTACGGAGTCTTTCAGGCAATAGTTCTACTTCTTTTTCAGGAGTATCTACTACTTCTCCCTCTGCGTCTACCTCAGCGTCTTTATCTTCATCTGAAGTATCTACACCACCTTCATCCGTAACGTCGTCAGAGGCATCCTTATCAACCTCTGTGCCGTCATCTGAAGAGGCATCATCATTATTATCAGGGCTGGTTGAAAGGTCGTCATCAAGATCACCGGCAGGAGTATCATCTTCCCCTTCCCCTTCCGGGGCCGGGGCCGGGGCCGGGTCTTCTATACCCGGTAGTTCCATTTCCATGAAGTCTTCATCCGACATGTCTAGGGATTCAAGGCTAGCACCTTCAGCGGCTACAGTATTTACAGACATATTACTGACCCTCTTCTTCAGCTATTTCATCACGGGTAATTTCATCCGCTTTCAATGAACGCTCTAACTGCTGGCCCTGTATGGAGATTGTAGAGAAGTACTGGCGTAGGTATGCAATAGCATCAATCTCACGCATAAGGCCTGACTGGTGCTCAGGGGTCTGCATCTGGGGTGCGCCACGTAGTAATACTAATCGGGATGCCTCATCAGAAAAGTAACCAGTATCGATTACCGTCTGGAAGTCTTTGTTCTTACTTAAACGAGAAAGGGCAGCGTTTTTAGCGATGCCCTTTTTTGCGGATTCAATTGAGATTTCGATTGCTTGTGATTCTTGTGACATGGTATAGCCTCGTGTCCTGACCTTTCGGTTCAGATAGTGGTGGGGGCAAAATGCCCCCTAGTTTTGCTGATTACTCAGCGGATTTCTTTACAGCTTTCTTGTCTTCAAGGCGTTCTTTCATTGCCCCTTGTACAAGATCACGTTCAATATTTGATGCAGCTTGTTCTCCTGCCAGCTCTAAGCTTCTAGCCTGCTTCACACCCGATTCAGTTTCAACATAATCCAAATCTTTCAGATCTGCTGTACTTCCAATCTCACGGGCCTTAGCTTGGTCTAACATAGCGTTGGCTTGATTCTCTGGACCCTTAGACATCTCTGTCTGGATCTGAGCTTTCAATAACTGGATCTCTAACATGGCTTTCTCTTGAGCCACTGGATCTGGTTTAGGCTCAAACTTAGCGAGTTTACGTGCTAGGTGCGGCATCTTACGCAATGTAGCTATCTCTGCCAAGATTAATTTTCGTAGGCCTGGATCTTCAGATGGCCCAAGTGTCTGCAACATGAAGGCCAACTCTTGTGCTTTCTGCTCATCAGCTTCTGGAGTAGAGATCGTCAAACGAAGGTCAAAGTTCTCAGTCAACTGGTCGCGACGTATGACCACAAACTCTTCAGCCGTAATACGAACAGTCTCTTCCTCTGACAAGAATTCCCCATTCATTGAGGCGATCATCAAACCTGTTTGGCGGATACCTTCACCTAGTCTAAGTAGGATGTCGAACTCTCGCTTGGCAGCAGCATCAAGGGCAGACTTACCTAAACCAGTACTCTCACCTAACGAAGCGCCTGTGATACCAGAGCTGAATGCCTTGATACCTGTAAGGCTGTCAGCGTCTGCAAACTGCATATTAAGCATGAGGCTGGCTGATTGTGGGAACTCAGGATAAGTGTGCTGGAAGAAGGCCATACGAGGGTCTATGGCACCATTGTACTCATAATCCTCACCAGCGTCGAACTTACGTTTGTTGGTGATATCTAATGCATCCTTACGAGTACCCATCTGGCCATTGGCACTTTTACCAAGTAGATCCACCATACCACGAGTAACAGCACCTACGATCGCCTGATTTTCAACAAGCAGGGCGCCGTCAGGCTCACCGTATATTGAGCGTCGAATAGGTAAGTAAGGTACCGATACGAATGGTAGCTTCTTATTCGGGAAAGGATTCTCCTCCATTCGGATAAGGGTGTCACCTACCCATGTAGCAACAATCGGTTTAGTAATACCTGAACCATCGATATCGTAGTAACCCCAATACTCGTAAGCCACAAACTTCTTACGGGCGTCATCATCGAAACCAAAGGTCTCATCGTCGTCACTCTCATGGTCTGGAGTCGATAGAACTGAGTTAGCCTCGATACTTATCTTATCCAGGTTCTTGTAGATACCTGCCTTCTTGAGGTTAGATTTGGATGTCTCAAAGCTGTAGATAATAAACTCAGCCTTATCCAAATCACCCTTACAAGTAGGGTCTATAATTACGTTACGGTTGTCACACACCTCAACGGTAGGTTTGTTTACTGTAGTACGGAACTCAGATTGCTCCTCCTCACCAACCTCCACAGCAGTGTGTAATTGTCCGGTACGCATAGTGAACTCAAAAGCCTCACGTATCTCCTCAGGTAATTGCTCATAAGCTAGTGGGTCATTTTGTGATAAAGCACCCGTGATTTGATGTTGGCGTGCATGCTTAGGCTCATTAGATTGATGTATCTCAAAGATCGGGACCATGAATTTATCTTCTATTTCTTGGAAGTCCCAGCCGGTACGCACAATAACCGTACCTTCATCAACTAGAGTGCGTACATAGTCATTGATAAACTTGATTTTCTGCAACTGGTTATTGAACTGGTGGTTTAGCAACAAACCATTTTGAACAGATGAGTCTTTATCCTCCGAGGTCATAGGCTCAGCATTGTACAAATCATCAGTGCTTAGGAATGGTTGACTTAAGGCAGAGTAACGCCACTCAGCATGTTTACGTATTAGTTTGGGCTGCACAGAGGATTGTTTTTTGCTGGTCTTTATCTTAGCTGATCCAGTGACATTCAGGTTATCAAGCCATGTACGTATCTTAGACATCTGGGTGTCGTGACCTGATTTGGCCTCTGACAGGTCAGCCTTCAAATCTTTTAAGGTAGGTTCTTTTTCCCAGTCGGTAAGTTCATTGGGGTTATCAATATCATCCACCTCAATACGATCATCGGTCTCTGTAGTCTCATTCTCTGACATGGGGGGTATCCGTATTATGTTAATAAGTAAAGGTAGGTGGGGATGGTATTATAAATTGTGAACTGTGGCAAAGGTATATACTATATGCGCTTTTCCACACTTCGATACAGGAACCTATATGGCAATCCCTATTCTGTTAGGCATCACTGGTAAAAAGAGATCAGGCAAAGGCACCATAACCGCCTACTTACAAAAAACCTATGGCTTCAAAGAATACCACTTCTCCAAACCAATCAAAGAAGGCCTCATGGCCATGTTCGGCCTAACTCGCGACCAAGTATACAAAGGTGATCGTAACGAAATCATACCTGGTTTAGGTATGTCCATACGTGACCTGATGACATCCTTGGCTAATGACTGGGGGCACGACATGGTTACCCCTGACATCTGGTTGTTGCCTGCTAAAGTTCAGATAATGACCCATAAAGAATTAGGTACCTTATTGCTTATATCTGATGTGCGTCGTGACAATGAAGCCGAGTTAATCCATGATGCTGATGGCCTTATCTTAGAAGTAACCTCCCGACACACTAATAAGATTAGGCCTGATCATAAAATTGAAAGTGGTATAAGCTCTCATCTTATTGACGAGACTGTTCATTGGTCTGGTACGTATGCTTACCGTGAGGAGTTGTATATTAAACTAGATAAGTTCATGGCCACCATCAGGAGAGACTAATGAGTCGTAACTATAAATTCAGTAACAGAAGTCAAAGCATCATAAATAGCACCCATACAGTTATGCAGCGTTTGTGCCAAGAGGCTTTGTTCATAGCCAACGCACGCAAACTACATTGTCCAGATTTCGGCATTAGTCGTGGGCGATCTACCACTGAAGAGCAGGCAGCTTTATATACTAAAGGTCGTACCAACCCTGGAGCCATAGTCACTAACTGTGATGGTATCAAGAATCGGTCAGTTCATCAGGACGCACTGGCTATCGATTTTTATGGTTACGTGGATGGTAAGACTGATTATTCGGATGGAGTGATTGCGCTCATTGCCACCTGCTTCATGGAGGCAGCTAGCAACTTACGCATTAACATTGACTGGGGTGGTAGTTTTAAATCAATCAGTGACGGGGCACATATTGAAGTGATCTTATGGGATGAACCTAACTAGGTCCTAGACCACTCAAATATTTCTTATCAATGTTGCATATCTCGATCTCTTGTACCGAGGACTTGTAAGCGTTGATAAGAGATTCATTTACGTACACCCCCCCTATTTTTTCTAAAATTGGCACCTTGTGTTGAACCAATCTATTTATGGGTAGCGACATCGTACGATACTCAGTCTTCATCACTGGCTTGCAAGATGAGAATAAGCCCGTCGGGAATCTCGGCCCGAAGATAACTAGCAACAACAGTATCGCTATTGCGTAATTTTTCCATTTCGATTGCTTTAGCTTGGTTATCTGAGTAGAGGTGTTTAATCTCTTTTTCAGTGACGAGAGCTGCAGCCGCATAGTCTCCAATTTTTCCATAGTACTTATCCACCAATTCAGATTGCTCAACCACCGTTTGGCTAAGCTGTTTGTTGTTTTGTGACAGTTCCCCATTTCCATGGGCCTGCCACCCGTTGATCCCGAGGGATATGAGTAAAATTATTTCAAGCATTCGGATGTACCCTCTTGTCTTTATCATCCACCATGGCAGTCCATTTATACAAACCTACCGTGGTACCTACGAACAAATATATAGGGGAAGATAGGGCTAATAACCCTGGGTCGTACAAACACATGCCAGGGTAACCAATCAACCCCATAAGCAACGACAGCCAAGCCATGTACCTACGATTCTTCCAGTAGTCTAGTGTGTTCATATTTAAATCCTTATGTTGCGGGGCCGAAGCCCCTATTAGTTAAACCTTCAGAAGGCGTATGCCGTTTAGGTTAGAGTTATTTTTAGGATCTATTGTGACTGAAAGTAACCCATCACCGCCAATTACCGTAATCTCATCGAAGATAACAAGATCCACGTAAGGCTGAGATCTACCACCAGTATCATGAAGTGTGCCATTCAAGGTTACATCAATTGCCCCATCATCATTGGTATTCTCACGGTAGTGTATGGTTACCACCTGTACTCTCCATGTCTCACCAACAACAAAATCTGTACCTGAGTACACAAACCTAGCTGTGTCATTAGCAGCCATGTAAACGTACCTACCCCATAGGTTTACATGTATGTCTAAACCCTTTTCAGCCAACCTAGCCAATACATTGGTATCAGAAGCAGCCGTGCTATCTAAATTACTCCAACTATCAATACTACCACCACCCGCAGGGTTGTCATACGTGATTGACATATCAGTCACTACATCCGCATCATTCCTCCACATACCACCTAAAGTTATAGGTGTAGTATTTAAGCTACGTATCCAGTTTATAGCCTCACCACCTGCACCATTACCAGCACCATTACCAGATGAGTCACTATAGCCCGCATCTAGGTTCTGTGTTGCACCACCTGAGTTACCGAAAGAAAACCAGTACTGCACATTTTTAACTGTAACGGTAATAGTATAACCAGTCGTGGTAGTTGAACCGTAAGCGTTAGTGAAGATACAGGTATAAACTGAACCTGAATCCGACAGCAAAGCATTTGATGAGTAAGATGTGTTAGTTGCCCCAGCAATGTCGACACCATCTTTCTGCCATTTCTGGGTAGTCGCACCTACAGCCGCAGCCGAAACAGTGAATGGCTCGCCTTCAATACGGGTATCACCAGAAGTAGGTTCCTGAGAGATCGTGGGTGGGGTAGATAAAATAGACATAGTAGCTAACCTAGATGTGGTCATACCGCCTGCATTGGTGGCAGTGCGTTTGTACACCCTGTTGTTATGTCCTGCGGTGGTAGTAACTGAAAGATCAAAGGCAGTCTCACCATTCATCAGTACATCATCTTCGTACCACTGACCTGATGATTCACTACTCACCAAAGTTCTGAATATTACAGTCTCACCGGCGATGGTGTCTATATCCAAAGGTTCAAGGGTATAGGTAACAGCTTGGGGTGTAGCCGCAGGAGTACCATCAGTAATCTTATTGAAGGTTACATAAGATAAAGCGAATGCCTGTCCTGAACGGGCAGCAAAGGAAACCGTAATGGCACCAGCAGAACTAGCCTTAACCACTTTATCGTAAACGACGTGGGCATCCTTGTTGGCGTTCATCTCCCCTAGAACATCATTTACATTAGCATCAATTAAGTTATCTCCTGCACCCCAATGTACTCCGATCACTACACGGTAGTTCACACCAGAATCAAAACCAGCAGCGGTAAAAGCAATAGTCTCCCCGTTAAGGACAGCAGAACCATTTTCGTCTAACTCTACATAGGGTGCAAATACATCCGTAACAGGGTTAGAGTTACCTCCGTAACCACCACCACTCAATCCACCAGATGATAATGAGGTGATTGTACCTATACCTGTACCGTCAGTGTCCTGTAACGAACCTTGTGTACTTAGTGTATTGAACTGGCGTATGCCATTGATGACCTTACCCCCGGCAGTGATGGTGTGGTTGTATAGATTACCTGGGGTACTAAATGAGGTCGCATTACCAGAACCAAAATCTATAATCACTTCTTGTGGGGGTATTACAGCAACAGCCTCCACATTCAAAGTAAGGGTTATATCCACTTCTTGCGCTGTAGTATCCTCGTAAGTAAATACAACAACCGTATCCCCTAATAGATCCCCACGAGGTGTGAATGTGAACACCCCATCAGTTAAATCAGTAGAGGTGAAATCAGCACCTGTAATAGTTTTAACTGTCATACGGGAAGCAACGATTGGAGTGTCATCCCTCAAGTTTGAGGCTGAAGGTATATTGATTTTACCCTCAACAGCCTGGGTACCTGTACGTGAAAAAGAATTTCCGATGGGAACAGCCCCATCAGCTAAACCATTAACAATAGACTCGTTTTGAATCACATCAACAGCCGTGATTATGTCGGCAATGAACTGAGAAGACATACCATATTTGGTTCCTACGTTACCGCCGCTCGGTATTTCAAATAGGTTATCTGCGGCTGAGATACCAGTCAGACATTTGAAAGTAGCTAAGGCATTCACATACGCCTGCCCATAACTTGGGTGGAATGTGTCGTTACCGCCTGAGTATAGGTGAGTAACAGGAGGGAGGAAATTCACACTACCTACACTTTGGGTGTTGGTGATGTAGGCTGCATCCATATTACCCAGTTCTTCCATGATCTCAGCAGTACGTATAATCAACATACCGTGCTTAGCTTGTAATTGATCTGAGTTAATCAAAGCATTTGGTAAGGTACCAACATCAGTGGACCCAGCCCAAGACTGGTACATGATAGGGATCGCTCCCTTGGCTTCCGCATCTGAAGCCATATCGACCATACGATCAATCCAACCAATAGAGCCCGCCCCTGGGGCAGAGTTTGCCACAACCGGATCAGCCGTAATACCAGAATCACTACCATAGGCAGAGTAGATGATAACCGACGAGCTGGTGGCTTGTGTGTGGGTTTTGGCGGCAGAGCTGTTTATATTGTCCGAGCCTTGATCTATGAAGTTGAAATCATCAACGTAACCGGCAATATTATTTGCTAGGTACATTTGGCCAACCATTTTATAAACTGATGGGTTGTGTACATCAGGAGGTGTCGTAGAACCTGCAGTGTTATAACCAGTCATAACATAATTCATAGTCGACCAACCTGAATAGGCGATCAATGTAGGTATTTCGACAGAGGCTGCGGCCACAGTAATAGTGATGGTAGCTACAACATCCACACCTATCCCATCACTAGCTGTGACAGTCAATGATTCCGTCTGCTCAAGTGGACCATTATATATGATCTCGTTGGTGGCAGTACCCGGTAGGAAGTTAGATGAGCCTGTTACCGCAAATGTAACATTATCCCCGTCAGCATCTGTAGCAGGCCCTAGGATTATAGTTAAGTCATTACCCACAGAAGTATTTAGGTTTTGGTCTATCACCGCCGGAAGGCTGTTAGCGTCAGCAGCAGTAACATCTATTCTTACGGTGCCGTCATCGGTACCACCACGACTATCATTACCGGTAACAACCATAGTCACTGAACCAACAGTGGCTGAGTTGAATGTCATGATACGCCCGTTGATAGTAAAATCAGAGCTACCAACAGCGGTGTAGATAATTGCATCCCCATCCGCATCATTTAACGGCCCTAAGGTAATTGATAGGTCTTCATTCTCAATTACAGTCAGAAGTAACTGATCAGGCACTACTGGATTATTAGGGTTCAAAAACACAACCCCAATTGTCAACGTACCTGTATCAGAGACCGTACCATCAGAACCACTAATGACTATGGTTCTAGTCCCTTCTGTGGCAACATTGAGGGTTAATTTGTTTGTGGTGATTGAGTACTCAGCACTATTGGTGGCAGAGTAAGTAATCGTATCCCCATCGACATCAGTTAATGGGCCAAGGGTTACCTCATAATTTATACCTGTAGTGGTACTTAGATTTTGATCGTTAACCACAGGAGCGTTGTTACCGTCAGCGGCTTCAGTCACTGTGATGGTGGATTGGGCTGTGCCTGTATTTCCGGCGGCATCAATAGCACTGTAGGTAACCGTGTACACATTCTCGGTAAGGGGGTCAGGATGCGAAGCCAAGTTATTGGTTACGACAAGTGACCCATCGATATCATCCAAGGCACTACTTGAAGAAATATAAAGAGCTAATGAGGCGTGGGTAATGCCAGCAGCACCGTAGGCATAGATTCTTGTGGTGGGACCGGGGGTAGTAACCACAGGATTATTGGTATCTGGGGTAGGTGTTTCACCACCACCACCTCCACCTAACCATCCTGCGCCACCCTGTTCGGTCGTTATAATTTCACTGATTGAACCATAAGTAGCTTCAAGCTCTCGGTACACAGCAGCCCCGTTACCAACACCAGCTAAACCTCGGGCACCCATCAGCACCTGTACGGTCTTCACCTCACGGATTTTTACTTTATCAACCATTACCGCACCACTCCTTTAATAAATTGAATTCTACCAGTTAATACTGTTGTTACGAAACCATCTGAGTATGTAAGACGACAACCGTACACAAAAGTTTTCTTGGTTTCGTTGCCTGTTAGAAACAAGGCCGTCTTGGATTGATCAATAGAGAACTGAAGTAAACTAGGGGTAGGGTCAAGCACATCCCCATCAGTTGGTATCACCACACCCTCAGAAGCATCAGAGGTAAATAACGTATCCACAGACAATACAGAATTACGTATTTGTAGCTCCACGGTGGCGCCTACGAGATCTGTGACTGGCTCACCCTTATCATCCAACAAGGATAAATCAATAGAAAGCGTGTTCCCGACTATATGGTCGAAGTGATATTGTTGTATAACCATGAGTTTACCTTTTAGTTGTTTTGGTTTCTTGGAAGCCGCGCACCTTACGGTATATATCACCAGAGCGATACACATCCCCTATTATTGCTGCATCTTCACACCCGAACATAAGCATATTAATGTAGTTATCAGAGGTTATCCCACCAATGGCAACAACCGGTTTATCTGTAGCAGCAGTAATACGTTTGAGGGATTCTACCCCTATGGGGCGGTTGGCGACAGTCTTTGTGGTTGTAGAAAAAATTGGACCCACACCGTAATAGTCAGCCAAGTCATTCATTTGATCTGGTTTAGTTATGGTGAGTCCAATTTTTATGCAGGGTGAGAGGTATCGCCGTGCTACATCAATAGGTAAATCCAGTTGCCCAATATGCAGGTAATCTGCCTCAACAGCGTTGGCAATATCCATACGATTATTGATACATAACTTATTACCATACTTAGAGGTGATCTCTTTGACCCTTAATGCTGTGTCAAGTATGTGGCCATCGAACCCCAGGGGGTATGAGAATTGGATCACATCAGCACCAGCTCTGGCCACCTCCTCGACTACCTGGAGAAGATTATCTACATGGCCATCAACGTAACTAGTAATGAAGTGCATTAAAACAACCTATGTGAGAATTCCACAACACGCCCATAAGGCTTATCTGCCCAATAGAATACGTTTCCTACATACGGGAACCGACTGGCTGAGAGACTCTCACGGAGGGCTAACGGCATATCGGTAGTAGATTTCACCTTATGGTTCGCTTGCACCACCACGCCTTCAGGAGAGGTCTTGTCACTACCAGTATCCTCATAGATAAATAGAACCTCTAGGGTGGTCATATCTATTTCAGCAGATCGGGCATCAGGGTAGATTTCGTATAAATCTGAGATGGTGCCTTCTTGATACTTGGCAGAGTATTTTTTGCTACCGAAAGTCCACGTCACACCGTAGGCCAGAATATCGACATCCCCTTCACGGTAAATACAGTAGTCATTCAGAAACACTGAACCATCATCGATAAGGTTATGGAACTGCCCACGGATGATCTTATTAACCCCAACAAATTTTTCCTGTATTACATTAAGGGAGAAACCAACCGGCACCTCGACATCACCATTAATATCCGCAATAGCATTTACAATCTCTTTGATTGGTCCACCTTGTGAATACGTGGCCACAAATTTGCTATACATGTGTAGGGTACGTGGGGTAGTCCAAGTACGGGATTTGTAATCAGCGTAAGTAGGGCACTCAAGTTCCCACGTATAGAAGTTTTTAATACCTGCAGTCAGGATGAAATAATCACAAATATCATCGATAACCACATCGCCATGGTTGTAGTGATCAAACAAGGCCACATCGTATGTACCCTCGTGTGTGTAAATATCACCCTGTATAATAGTGATATTGGTTAAGTCGAAGCCCTGGGCCATGAATACATCTATGACTCTCGGATCCGATTCAATAACCGTCACAGAATTCACGGAGGCTTTGTTGGCCACAAGCAGAGAAGTAATCCCCATACCCAAACCACCTATGACCACATCCCCAACAGCATCGTAATACTGAGAGTAGAGTTGGTTCATGGACGAGTGGGAGTTCGTCATCCAAACCACATTCCCAAGCATCAACAAACTGGAGTCGCCTAAATTAATTATGGATACCCCGTCAGAGTCAACCGTCTTGAAAGTAATCTGGTTGGTCTCCCCCTCATTGCTCTTCAGCTCACCACCGGAAATATAGTAATCCGACGTGTTCATGGAGGTACGTACAATAGGGTCGATGATGGCAGCCTGCTCAGAAGTGAGAGGGATACCATCAACAATATCTATTGAAATGAACTGCCCAGAGTTTGGGATGTACTCGGTTAAGTGGTTCATACTAGGGGGTACATCCTTAGGGTAGCGGTGTAATTCATTGCGGGGCCGTTATTTATGCTGTGGTTAGATAGGAATAACATACCCTGCACCATTCGTAGAATAAAGGCGTTCATCTGTTGTGGGTAGTAAACACCGTTATATACTGTACCAGATGAGGATTGACGCAGAGCACCAACAATACCGTTATACTGGACTTTGAATGTGATGAGGACATTCTCATCTATTATTACAGCTATCATCTTACCGAAGTGTTGGATGAGGGGACCTAGATTCACTAGGTTGTGTATACCAGAAGCTGTTACGGCATTAGCATTAAGAACTGCCACATATGGAGAATCTAGGCTCAACTCAGGTGGTGGAGCGTTTGTGTCGAATATTGTGTTATTACCTTGACGGACTAGTGTACGACCGTTGGTGACATTTAAACGCATACCAGAACCATTTACGGTAGGGTTCACCATATATAGGGGAGTCTCGACACCCCCCGCCTCTACGGCTGAGTTCAGGTACAAAGGTATTGCACTAGGTAAAGCAGCAGACTGCAAGAATTTAATACCCCCCATATTAACCCCCTCCACTGAAAACTCAGAAGAGTTGATCACAGTCCCTGAAGACCCGTCGAAAGGGAAGGGGTCGATGGTACCATTGAGTCTAAAGTTATATATTATTATATAAGCCGGTAGCTCATCAGAGTGCCCCCCCAACATTAAAGCAACCCCATTTGTGTGGTCCCCATAAGTGAAGACTGTCGTGCCTTGTGGGCCAGGTCCTTGAGATACGATGTAACCATAACTAGGTATCGAGTATACTGCACCTGGTTGTGCCGCCGTACCTGTGGTCAACCTAGCAGTGATGATTTTGTAGGTAGCACTCACAAGGGAGAAGGCGTAGCCCGCACGTATTTTCGCAAGTTGTGCAGGTGTCATATTCGACAACGAGGTGCGAGTGTAGTTAACCCCTACATTAGTCCTCCCAGATAAAGTGCTATACGAAGTGTGTATTCCTGGGGCAGTAGCAATATCATATTGTAAGTAAGTCAAGTCAGTGTGGAATATTGAATCCGCAACAGGAGCCCCCCGCATTGCTGCGAGAGTATGTACATTACGGGTGATATGACATTTGGTAGAGCCCTTACCAATAAATAAACTCATTTAATATGAATCTCCGAAGTGTCTAAATTAATCATCATGGTGTAGTTGGCTGCTGAACCGCCGGAGTTATATATCACACCTGTGTCGATCTTGTTAGCACTTAAGGTACCAGTAATCGCAGAACCTTCTACAGTCAATCCTTGGGTGTTTATGTGTTGGGCTAGTACAGAACCATCCACAAGCAAATTACCATCGATAACCTCTTGAAGAAGTACCCAGCCAGAGACGTAATCCCAATACCTAGATTCTGTGTACTTAGGTATGGCGGCTGGGTTATGTAAAGTAACTACATCGAAAGGGATTTTACCTATCCCAGCAGAAGTAATAGCTGCCTCGGCTTCAGTGTTAGACCAAGCACTTCCAGAGATGGTTCGGTAGAACCTAGACGAACCCCTCTCACCATCTTCACCTGCAGTCCCTTCACCACTAACTGTAATGGTTAAATTATCTACACTATCTCCGTCACCAGAAAGGAATGCCCCAAGGGATTGGGCAACAGTAACTTCAACAATAGAGGTGTAGAATATAGTGCCATTCTTGCGGTAGTACACGACACCTCCTACATTAGATATAGACAACACATCTGTGTTATTAACAGCACCGAAACTACCCCTGTCAGAGCCTCCCTCAATAACCGATATTACGTTAGTTGAGCCATTACGTATGATTCCATAGGATAGGTCGCCAATCGCTCCTAAGGCGGCCCCAACACCAGTATCTGGACGAATACCCACCAGCATATTAGCTGAAGCGTTAGTGGTGAATGAGAATAACCAACTACCTGTGAAATATTCGACGCTGATGGCTTTAGCCGCGTACAGGCCATCCACCGTGGACAGGATGGAATTAGGGGTAACACCTGAATTGACTATAGCTAGTAGGGTGAAATTACCGGCACCGGCTATACCATCCTTACCACTGAATTCCGCAGGTATAGACCACCCGTTTTGGCTCCATGAATTATCAGAGGGATTGTGTTGATATATGGATTTAGATACCCACGTAATCTCATCAGGTGCAGAGGCACTTGGATCATCATCCCAACCGGTCGGAGTAGTCTCTTGTTGGAGGGTACCATTGAATGCGCCCCCAGTTGGTGTAGGAGGGATACTCACTTGGTTAATAAAGATGTAAGAAGTGAATCGACCATTAGCAGCATCCAGGTAGTCGACACCTTTTTGTGGTGTGTACCCGTCTTCCCCGGAGAATTTTACCGGGAAATCCCAATCAGTACCTACCCAGTTCTCCCCAATTTTTTCGTACTTGCGGGTGGAGAACCAAATAAATACACCAGTCGTCGGCGATGCTGGGTCATCTGACCAACCTGTCGGGAGTAGTTCACTTTGCGGCGTACCATCGAATGAGCCTCCTACAGGTAGAATTGGTTGTAGTGCGGATAATTTATAGATGAATGAGATGAATACACCATTATCACCATCGAAAAAGTCGACGCCTTTAAGTGGGGTAATACCATCTTCACCTGAGAACTTGGCTGGAGAACTCCAACCGTTCAACTTATTCCAAGATGAGGTACCATTATCTACATAACGAGTACTGCACACCCAAGTGTATTCACCCTGAGCAGGGGAGCTGGGGTTATCGGTCCAACTAGTGGGAACGGTTTCTGACTCCCCATCGAATGAGCCATTGATTGGGTCACTAGGTTGGAGGGTGGAGTTTTGGAATATGTACGATGTGAATGCGCCACCATCACCATCAAAAAAATCAACACCCTTAGTTGGTGTGACGCCATCAGTACCGGTCAGCCTAGAAGGTATAGACCAACCGTTGTTGTTCCAAGTACCTTGGTCATCCTCAGCAATGTATGTGGTCGCACTTATCCAAGTGTATTCATCTACATTAGGTGAACTAGGGTCATTGGTCCAGTTAGTAGGTGGGACGCTAGTTACCCCATCAAAGCTACCCCCACCGGCCACATCTGGTGCCACGAGGGCATTACGGAAAGCAAAGATAATCGTGTTACCTTTACGCCCATCGAAGTAATGCAGCCCCTTCTGTGGAGTATCCCCATCGTCTCCTTTGACACCTTGGTTTAATTGTAGGTGCTCGGCCACCAATAGAATCTTATCTAGGTTCTCCGCGACCTGACGAACCTTGTCGTATTTAGAATTGAGGTACTGGTCCACAACCCCATTCAAATTATTGTTGGACATTAAACAAACCCTCTACTTGAGAACTTAGTTTCAGGGGCCTCCTCCTTCTGGACGATGCCTTTATTCTCAATCTCCATACATGCGCGCTCGTACTTAGCTTCATACATAGCACCATTATTTGTACCCTCAAGGCTTGGGACAGAGGCATGTACTCGGGCAGCCACAAACAATAACAAGCATTGCATGTACGTGTACGGTAGAACCACTTCATTGGTGGAAGCATCAAGATTATCATTGACAATTTTTGGGTGGTTCTTTCTGTAATGTACAACCATAGCTTTATCATCGCTTGGGAAAGGTACAGTCAGAGTATTGAACTGAGGGAGCCATAATGAGTAAGGGTCGCCGGATTTATTTAGAGTAAGTGGTTCACCCAACTCATCAACAACACGTTCTATTTTTAGGATGCCACCGACAAAGGGGTCAGCCAATGAGTCAACTATGTAATGGTTGGCGTCTACTTGGTATGCACCCTCATAATTAGCCGCAGTACCATTGGCGGGTATGAGTGTGTAATCAGATACCGACTCAAACTGCTGGACAAATAATTTACCAGACATAAGTGGGAATCGTGAGTGCAACGCAGTGAGGGCCATATTGATGTGAGGTATTACAGTATCATAGCTACCGTAATCCATAGCACCGCTTTCGTGCTCATCATATTCATTGGCTAGGGTAGATAACTCCCCTCGTGCAAGCTGGTCTAAGATCTCAGAAAGAAGCATATCATTTACCTAGTTAGAAAATTTTAACCAATCATATTATATATGATGATAAATTGCTGGGTGTATAGTCATCTTCAACCTCATAAATGTCAGTATCACCACCAATTAATCGAGCCAAGGCTACTTCTTGGGATGGTTTCCAGGGTGTAAGGGAGGACAGCATCGCAATAGTATCAAGGAAGTCATCATTCTTAGATTTGAACCCACCAACAGATATGAGCGATAGTTCATTTATACACTCCATCATTTCAGGGGAGGTTTTGCGTTCCTCAGGGAAGTACATCTTGTTGGCCTTAAACATCGGTAAGATGATATTGAAACGAGTCATCTTATCCGTGTTAGGGCGAATCCCCGGCTTACCTTTGTTGTCCTCAGAGGCAAGGGTGAACATAATATTACGATCCAGCATCTCACGTTGAATCCACGGTATAAAACCACCCTGTTGACCAGAGACTTCTATACCTACTTGTTGTGGTGTGTACATCTGAGCTAACCGGAACAGGTCATCCACATTCTTATCCATGAGTTGCTTCTTGCATATACCATCAACCCAGTACCAATTACCATGGTAATCATAAGCCCATACTGATATGACACTGAAATCGGCGGCACTACTTTCACTGGTCGCGAAATCGGTAGTAATATAGAAGTTAAAACGATTCCGGTTATCGAGGATACTGGCCCGTCGATACCATGAGATGTCGGAGTCCTGAACCATTCTATCTTCTTCGGACATGATACGTAGCATCAATTCTTGGTTGAATGTATCGACCCGACCTGACTTCACGGCCTTGGTATACTGGTTCAATACGTAGTCGTAATCGAATCGATCTTCCCATGAGCCTTTGAACTCCTCACGAGAGCAGGGAAAAGTTTCACATACAGGATACACACTAACTGCCCACACACCAGATTCGACTGCTTTGTATAAGGGGTCACGAGCGTTAAAGGGGGTACCTGACCAAATGATCTTACGCTTCTTAGGGTGAAGTGCGTAATCTATGGCCTTGTATATAGTGTCCTCTACGTCGGCTATAACCGTAGCTGATCTTGCATCCGAGTCACTAATCAAATCATCGAGTAATGCCAGTACAGGACGGCTACCATTCTCCCTGGTTCCACGCACACCTGTCTTGGCGCCATAGCCTGAGACCACAAACGAGTTACCCTGGCTGTTGATAAACTCCCAACGTATGTCGGTGAACTTAATCTCAGGTATGTAGGTCTGTAGAAATTCAGAGTTGTTCCAACGATACTCAAGGGACTTACGCATCTTCTTGATGCCGTTGTCTATACTATCCGAGACATAAAGGGCATAAGGCACCTTACCGAAAGTAGGTATCATACCGAATACACCGATATACAGGATCAAATATTCTTTGAGGGTAGACTTAGCAATACCACGATGGCACATGTTCAAGGTGTCTTTATCACCTCGGGCAATAAAGTTATCAATCATTTTGTAGTGGACCACAGGTGTCTTGTTCTCAGACTCACCACCATCAACTAGCTTAATGAAGTTGACGAATTCTAAGGCAAATTCACTAGGCACATAGTGGGCATCTGTAACGTAGGATACTTCGTTCAGCCAATCTTCGACTGATTTTTCAGGAATGTCATTAGCCATGGGAGGCCCTTAAATAAAAAGTAATCCTACGACAGTAACACATTACCGGTCGTGATTCATTTTACTATGGTCTAGTTTGGGTGGGGTGTATCTTTCTGGGTAGACGTAACTGATACCATGTTATTCCTAATCTGCATTATTGTCCTCAATTCTATGACTGAGTTATTGAGGCTAGCCACAGATTTTACGAGGCTGGTTTGAATAGTGGCGATTGATTTCAGACCCACGTAACCAACTATTGATTCTTCACGTAATTTGTTGTGGGCAATTGCGGCTAGACGGGTGTCTTTGGTATTCTGGAGTACGTTTTTATTGGTGTGGGCAATTTCTATTACCAAGGTACTTACTGCGGCGTACAAGTCTTTGGTTTCACGACTTTGATTTTCTACATTTTTCAGACGGTTATCCATCACTTGGGTGGATACGTACCATGATGCTACCCCAATGATTGTTGTAACTATTAGTGCGGTCACTATCTTTGGTGTGTCGATTAAATTAGTCATGGTACTGCCTTAATGAGTAGACTGCCTTAACAAGCCCTATGGGCGAGACAAACCAACCTTGTTAAATGGATGGTTGCAGTATACTTATTATAGGTCGGCAAGGTCAATTAATAACCTAGGGTATTTGGTTGATTTCCTTCGGTTGATCTATGATCACGGAATGAGCCACATCTTTGGCATTGGATCGGCCAGCAATTATGTCCTGCTTCTGTTGAGCCACTAACAAATTAACAGCACCACGAAGATCCTGAATCGTCTTATCTTCTTTGATGCCAATATCGAGCTCAATCTTCTTGGTCTCAGGCATCTTCAGGTGGGTAAGTATGCTGTTGGCTGCATCACTACGGACTTTCTCGCTGGTGGCTGTTTTGGCCAAAGACAGTTGTATGTTGAGAGCACTCTGGTACATATCTGCATTCAGGATGTGGCTGGGTACTATGGTCTGCTCCAAAACCAAGTTCACAAGCTTATTTTTGTTATACGAAGACACGTATGAGGCAATATCCTTCTCACTAGTGTTGTTGTTCACATAATTTTGGAAGCGGACGGGGAATGCCCTAGTGAAAGCCACTATATTACTATCACCCATTACTTTGAAGCCAACATACCTCACCGCATCAAGATATTGACCTACCTTGAACTTGCCGTCAGCTAAAACAGAGGTGTAACTCAAAAGATTGTCTCGGTATATCTCACGCAAGTCAGGGTCTTTGAAGGTGGTGTTAATATGATCAACCATAGCTATAGTTACATTTTTTTGAAACTGTTTAGGCATGACTCGGTGTAACTGGTCTATGGAAATATCTGAACTCACAGGGAGATCCTTATAATGGGTTTATAGGGGAGTATATCGGGTGGGTATAGTAGAGGTCAAATAGTTGGTGCGCTATGCACCTATCGTCACTACGTTCCTCTGGTACCCGCACCCTGCACTTAGCAGGGATTAGGGGATTAAGGGTTAATTTTCCCTTTGTACCAGTGGAACAGGTTCGTTGGTAAATTTATGAAGATTCTCTTGCTCAAGTTTATCAACCAAAGCAAGAAAACACACAAAAAGTACAAGAAAACACAGAGCAATACCGGAAGAAGTTGCTTTAGGCTCATCTTGATCTTCATACGGGTCCTTCTTATTTTTGTTCATGCGATTACTACCTCATTTCTAGGGTGTGCTTAGTTATAAAGTACCGTTAAGTATATAGCAATAAGTTTGGTTGACGAAGTTATGGGGTTACTGGATACTATGCCTGTTAGCTCTTGGCGGGACCGACATACCAGACCACTTAAATGTTAGCTTCCTCGTATTGCCCGCCAAGGTATTACGAATATGGGGGAGTTAACATTTAAGTGGTTTTTTTATATCTTAAACAAAGAGGAACGACCCATGACCCCATACATTGGAACCAAACTACTAAACGCCGAACCTATGGCCTTAGGTGAGTACAATACCCTACAAGGTTGGTCACTCCCTGAAGGACAAGACCCCGACACTGAGGGGTACTTAGTTGAGTACGTGGGAGGTGGTAAACCGAACCATAAAGACTTCAATGGTTTCATCTCGTGGAGCCCTAAGGATGTATTTGAGGCCTCTTATCAAAAATCCGGCTCTATGTCTTTTGGTCACGCAATCGAAATGATGAAGCTAGGTTGTAAGGTGTCTCGGAAGGGTTGGAACGGTAAAGGTATGTGGGTTATCTACAACCCTGGCAGCCAAGGCCAGACCCATGCAATGTTTGACGGCTCTGTTTACAAAAGGCATGGCCTAGATAATTGTGAAATCTTACCTCACTTCGACATGTACACAGTTAACGCTGAAGGCCGTCGTGCGATGTTACCTGGTTGGTTAGCTTCCCAATCAGACATGGATGCCAGTGACTGGGGGATAGTTTAGTGTCTTACGACGCACTACCTATACCTGATCGGTACCAACCAGAGCCTAAGGCCCCAACACCTACTCTTCAAACAATTGGGGGGCAGACGCCCCTATACTGGGCAATCAAGTCGGCCAACCTAGATATGGAGGCAGAAGTGTTAGATTTCGATGAATCATTGCTGCAGTTTGAAGAATGACACACGAAGGGTTAAAGCGGGCTCAGTGGCTCGTCAAACAAATCAAGAACACTGAACAGAACCTCAACCAAGATCAGCACGTAGAAGTTAATGGTTACGGTGGGTGGTCTATGTGCAACATACCTGAGGTACATGACGCACTGGATGAGTTAAAGAGAATGGGGGATCAAATTATGAAAGCACAAGGCCGTGCCACCCTATCATCAATGAAAGCAGAACTTCTATCCTTAGGAGTGGAGGACTAGACATAAAAAAGCCCCTGTGAAGGGGCTTAGTAGATATGTATCACCTGTCTTGTCGGGTAAGTGAGGTTACACAGTACACCTCATCAACAATGCTTTCAACCTCAAATCTTTGCCATCCACGAACTTAACCTTCTGCGGGTTATCCCCCAAAAATTTGTATATTAGATCACTCACGAAAGTACACCCCACCTTTTCATGACCCAACTCAGCACGAATAAGGTAGTGGGGTAACTCAACTTGTTCCTGACTACGCATCATCTGCTTCATAAGCTCAACCGTGTAATACCTGTCAGGCTTACTCCCCTCATAAACGAATCTTACATAATCATCACTCATGCCACCACCGCCTTCATAACCGCGGTACCGTAATCCGCTGCCCAATCAATATTCGTAATAGGCTCAGGCTTCGGCCCAACAAGCAAAGCTCTCAACTTAATAACCTTATCTTCCTCATACCTAACCGCAGTCACAACGTCACTATCAACAAGGTTATTGGCCCAAGTCCTACCACGTTGACTCTCAGGCAAAACAACAATCATAGGTACCGACTCACCATGTGCCGCCCAAATAGCATTAGCAACACCTGAACCATTAAGCTTAACAACGACATATCTCTCCACACCATCTGGGTGTAAGAACATAATAGTGCCACGAGGTTGAATCATAATAATCATCCGCCAAGGAGAAGGGACGACCATCATACACCTACAACTAAGATTCGCCATAGACAGTATTCGCTCCACATAATTTTTTAGAAAAACTATTTTGAGATTTGTGATAATTGGGTATGAGTTCAGTACTGATGGAACGGGAACCGTAAATCGGAAGTACCCCCCCTACTTCAATCCTAATACCTATCGCCTACCCACCCTCGTCATCCACCTAACGGTGGAGTAAGGATGATACGTAGCACTAGCTCATCCAGCGTAGCTGGCACGTGGAGACCAGCAACTTAATTCAATCATTGGAGCATCACATCATGTGGGCAGCAATAGCACAAGTATGGGCATTCATCGGATCACTAGCATCAGCAGCTAACAACGCAGCTACAGCTATCGAGAAATGCACCTTGGTCGCAGACCAAGCAGCAGACAACTTCCTAGCCGAAGAGTCAGCTAAACAAGCAGAACGCAAGATCATCCTTGCATCACGCTTAGCAGCCATTCAAGCAGAGCACGAAGCAGTAGCCTAGTAGCAGCCTCCTCAGGGAGGCCTTACTACTTATACACACCAACACACTACACACCCTCAAAGATAGCTCCTATGAAAGGAGAGAGGCTCAGGATTGGTTATATCACGGTATATCTACCGAATAGGCCTTCCTGACAAGTCAGGCTAAACCGATACATACCCGATATGCTCCCACTAACGTGGTAGAAGGGTAATCTCATACATCTAACTCAAGGTAAATACTTATGCTAAGTAGCACACATGTAATCCCTTACATAGACACACTTTTAGGTATGTACTGTGAGTACAAACAGAACAAGTACATAGTAGTAAACGATTCTATTAGTGGTCTTGTTAAGATCACGAGTGGAACAGTACAACTACATGTAAAAGTATCTAACGTGGTCTTCCTCAAACTTCCTCAAGCACCAATTGTCAGCCATAAAGGACTGTCATACATAAGGACTGTCAAAGGACACATCTTCAGTTTAGCAACAGGCAGACTTATGAAGTGGGGGGTTAACAACGGAGACCGCAAAAACATACTGTCTGCGGAGTAAACACATACCTCATAACCACTAACGTGGTAGTGAGGTAATCACACAAGTCTAGGAGAAGTCTCATGAAGTATTGGGCAGGCACTACAATCACATCAATGACAGGCAGCAACATCTTCGTCTTCGGGTCTAATCCTGAAGGCAGACATGGAATGGGTGCAGCTAAAGCAGCAATGGCCTTTGGTGCTAAGTATGGTAAGGGTCGTGGTCGTCAAGGCAACACCTACGCACTACCAACAAAGAACCTGAAGGCTGGGTTCTATGAACGGGCATCAGGCATCACCTATGAGAATGCTGGTAAGCGCAGCATTACTCTTGAGCAGATCAAAGACAACATCATTGAGTTGTACAAAGATGCTCATATGAACCCCACACTTACTTACTTCGTTGTCTACCAAACCAACAGTAATAACCTCAATGGGTATTCACCTAATGAGATCATCGAGCAGTTCACCTCATTGGATATGCCGGACAATATACGCATACACAACAGCTTTCGATAGGCTAACGCCTTAGTTAGGTATCAATAGAACTATTGGAGAAGTCTATGCCAGCTCAAGAACTACTAGCACAAGCCTCATTAGGTGAGTCGTACCCAAGCCATGAATACTCATGTGCTATGTACATTGCACCAATCAACCTCGATGGGCTCAACAACATCGAGATACATGCACCAACCCAAGAAGAAGCAGAAGCTATTCGCTCTCTTGTGTTTGAGGCAATCCAACACATTCACTCTTTAGGAGAGTCGCATGGTAACTAAACCTATGATCCAAGGCTTTCTCATAGCCCTCACAGTCGTTGTACTTAGCACAGTAGCCATTAGGCTACTTTGTATGTACGCAGTCTCAATCGCCGCTTAAATCCAAGGAGAACGCTATGGATGTCATGCCTAAACCCGCAGGACACGGTGAGTGTAATAACTCGACCAAATATTGCACTACATGTGGTGCCTGTAACCCACCTAGAACACCTTGTCGTAGTTGTGGTGGACGCACACAAGTAAGTAACCCAACTCAAGTAGGTTATCCAGATAACTACAAGACCTTTTAATCCAAGGAGAACACCGTGACTAAAATTAGAACTTATGGGTATCAATGCCCATTCGATGGTAAGAACTTACAAGCTGATCTCGTTATTGGTCTTAAAACATTGATTGGTCGTCGTGTCACTCGTAGCGCCAATGCGTCTATGGGCACGATCATCGACACTGAAATGTCTGATCATGGTTGTGTGATTATTCATGTCACTTGGGATACGGGCCACAAAGGTAATACCTATGGGCCAGCCTCACTAATCATAATACCTGACTAGGAGAATACCGTGCCTACATTGGTTGAGTTCAAAGAACAGATACTGGGTACGCTACATGACGAGGAAGCCATTCAAAAAGTTGAAAGGTATTTCGAGTTATTAGCGGACCATGAAAACCATACCGCAGAAGAGATCACCTCACATACCCGTGAGATGCTAGACCTGCATACATTGAAGCCAAAGCATGTAAGTATGTTGTACAGCTACTACATGAACTCTAAATACTATCAATCAATCAAAGATCTAGGCTTTAGATAAACACCTCATAACCCCACGGTTGTGGGGTTTTTTCGTTTACACACCTTTACACACCTCGCGTGTTTACTGCACATGCGTAGCCAGTCCGAAAAAAAGGGGCTAACGCCCTAGTAAGGGGAATCACCCCAACCTTTTAATCACTCCGGAATACAAAAATCATGGCATATCCTAGCACTGCTCCATCTCAAGCAAACCGCAACAGCATTAAAGTGGCGGCTGCATTCTTGAACATCACCATCAAAGACTCTGCCGGTAACCCTCGACGCATCGGTGGACTGCCTTTGTACGCAGAAAACAAAACTCACGTTGGTATCCTAGCTAAGTTACAAGCTACGGAAGAAGCTAAGGCTGGTAGTAAAGAGTCTAAGTTCAAGTTTGTTGTTGACTACGAATTACGTTTAAACGACGCAGATGAAGTCGTTACATTCTAAGTAGTTCCCAAAGGGCATCCATATTGGGTGCCCTTTACTTTGTTTGGGGATAGAACCATGGAACCATCAATAATATTAGCCTCTATAGGCGGTGCAGTCATTTGGGGTCTTATCAAGGTGGTGCTCCAAGCCATCTTTGGTAACCGTAAGAGGCTCAAACCTGTACCTTATGTAGGTCACATGCAGTATTGCCGTGATCACATGCAAGAACCAAATCAATCACATTATGCAGACCACAACTGTGATCACTGTAAAGCCTTAGCCAAATTTGAATCGGAGCGCGGATAGTATGAAAAAAGTATTAGATACAACTACACCACATGTGTTTGTTAACCCACTATCCGTTCAACGTAGTTTTGTGCCTCTTGGACGCTTCGTTGATACACCGATGGATGGTGGTGTGTTACCTCGTGAATACGACCTGTATGCCATTATACATCCAACAGCCAACGAGCTGAGTGATGTGAAGATAGGTGTACGCTTTGGTGCCAGTCTCAACGACAAGATGAGTGATGACCTGTCTCGCATCAACAACAGTGGTGTCCATACTCCAATGGATGAAGTAGCAAAACGTGCAATCAAGCACCTATTTTTTACAAGGAAGAAGTAGTATGAACCGATCACCTATGTATAAAAACATGTGTGGGCGTCAAGTTGACCCTGACTTCACTGAGAAGCAGCTAGTGCCTGAGATACAGAAAGCTGCTTTATCACTGATCAAGTGTGAGGCTGCTGTACATGCTGGTAACCCTGAGGCTGAAGCTGCTTTCGATGATCTTAGTGCAAACCTTAAGTTTGAAATCAGCAACAACATGTTCCTTGTTAAAGGGACGATCATACTGCGTGAGTGTGCTAAACAGTTCGACTTAGCCATCCTTGCAGCACATGAGTCCACCCAACAGCGTTACTGCTACTGATGGATACTCAAATCGATCTAGTCTTTAACCCAACTCGTAAACGGAGAGTCACCGTGACTTCAAACATCAAGAAGATTCCGCATACACCTACAGAATTTGTAGCTAAAAACCGTGATAACAAGGCTGTTGTAGCCCAGTTGTCTATCTTTCCTGCTGGTCGCTTACAAGAACTAGCCCAAGCATTGGGTTTAGTTGCTGTCCGTGAGGGTATGTCTCGTCCTACACATCTAGCTGTTCGTGAAGGATATATGGCGTACACCAGCTCTGAAGATGGTAAGTCCAGTAAAATGTCTTACACCAATAAGGGTATTCGTTACATAAAAGAATACTTACACCACATCCCTAAGTAACTTCAACGCCCTCACAAGAGGGCAACAACCACTACAGAAGAGAGAATGAAAATGTCCCAAGCAAAGAATGTACAAGTATCTGGTACCGTCCCACATAACGTAGTTGAGCGTGATCAACAGCTAAGCACTCAGATTGATGAAACCGTCAAGATGAGTAAGTACAAGATCAAGCGCACGTTGGAAGCTGCACGAGTTATTGCACAGGATAACTACGAAGCCAAACAGGAAGCGTGGGTTCTTGCTTGTAAACCAAGAAAGGTAATAACCGATCGTGTTATGGCAGCAGCCAAAGAATATGCGCTTACTGCCTTGATGCCTATGCTTAACCTATTGGTTGACTACTGCGAATCCGGTGAATCAGGTACATTCTTTGATGATAACCGTGACGAAGAAGTACCTCTGGAAACCATTGCCAACAAGATGGTATACATAGAGCACTCATACGGCATGCCTTCAGCAAATGAATCACAAAGCATCTGGGTGTGGTACTACGTGAACGTATTCGCACATGTCTCAAGCAATGCAGGCAACCTTGGTGATTACGAGGATATCCTCATGACACCTAAACATAAATACGTGACCATACCTCTGACTCCCGAAGAAACTGCGATCATCGCGCTAGGTGACAACTTGTCTAGTGAGAAGCACCTATTCAACCTTGAGATCAACGAGATCGACACCAAGCTGAAGAACCTTGACAACATCACTGAAGACATTGAATTCGCATTGCTACAAAGCAAGGCTAAGTCTGAAGGTAATACTCAGGTGACCGACGTGTCAGATCAAATCACTAAAGCCATACTGGCCGGTGAAAACCCTAGTGTAATGCTACTTAAATAAACCACCAGCCCAGCTAACACAGTGGGCATCATTGTCACCTCCGGTGACCTACCTGACCAATATTTGGAGAAAAACATGAAGTCGTTACTAATTATTAACATAGTGATAGTTGCATCAGTGGCCTTAACAATCCAAGTTTTAAACATGCATAAACCAAAGCCTTCATTTGGAGGGTTAGTCTTTGAAGTGATCACTACGCCTGTAGATACTATATCTAAAGGGGATGAGTGCAAGATGCTTGGTATGAACGTGACTGTATTTCAGGTACGTAAGGCCACTGTAGGCTTTGCAGATGTGGTGACTAACGATTTAACACTACTTAATGTACCTCGACGAATCCTCAAGAACTGCACACCTCAGCCCTAATGGCTGAGGCCATTTCAGGGAGAAGATAGAATGCCTGATTCAAAGATAGCTCATAACTTCGTTCGTGGTATTACATACAATTGTGTTAAGTACGATGCCACGTATGCCCAGTACCTAAACCGCATTGGTGAGTTGTACTCAGGTCTAGCCATAAATGAAACCACCTACAAAGAACTAAAACTAAAGAGATTTCTTGGAGTTATGCCATGTCGAGGTCAGTAGCTGAAAGCGCCCATAGGCGTTGTGTCTCCTATCAAGGGTACGAACAAGCAGTCGATCGTAAGAACTCCCGATGGGATAGAGACACCATCGACGACACCCTATCAATGGAAGAGTTCATTCAGGTGGGTAAAGAAATCCGCTTAAAACAACTACTTACGAGGCACCAAAATGGTATCTAAGCTTGTATTCCATGGGTAATGGTTGTCACACAGCTAAGAAGATAGAGCTGCAAGGTAGGACTGATTACATCCGTGCTGGGTATAAATACTCCACTTACCTACGCATGATCACCTTACGTAATATCGGGCGCCATCCTCCTCAAATAATCACACCTATAACTGAAGAGGACTACAACCAGCAGCTCAAAGAGCACGCACTCAAGGAACTGATCTCATGCAACGTGACCCAGTAAATGTAAGCCTGTGGCGGTCGTACGCTGATTTCAGGCACTCGTACTACACGTACACCAAAGCCCTCAGTTCTCATTGCACACCAGTTTCTGAAGAAGTGTACAATCAACGACTCAAAGAAAACAAACTCAAATCACTTTTAATAGGTAAATAACTTGAAACAAATATGGATATCACAAGATATTGTTAATAGTACTATCACAGCAGGTATCGAAAGCCGTAAGGGTAAGATCGTCAGGGAGAAGGTGTTCCCTGACACCACCCCAAAACAGATAGTCGATGAATGGGCCAACAAGGAAATCGACATGATGGAGTTACTAATGCTGGAAAACCAAAGTGACACCTGACCCAACTGAGTTCTGGAGGGATATTACATTGAAATCAGCAGAAGGATACACCTGGGGATGGGAGAAGCAGCGTAGAAACTACGAGGCCACCATCCACTTCGATGGCTTTCAAGTCATAACCAAGAACTTCCCTATAGGTACTGAGCCAGATGTAATGGCTGCATGGGCCAAAGGGGAGATCCAAGTACGTAAACTCAAAGACCTTATCGCGCCTCCGGCACGTTCCAACCCGTAATTTAACCTAAATAACTGAGTAACAAATGATCCAAATTAATGAAGTATTCTCATGTGAACGCGACAAATACCAATGGTTGCTTCACCAAAAGAAACCTAAGGGTAAACACCCAATCACAGGTGAGTTATCCACAAAAGAAAGCACCTCTGTCACATACCACTCAAACCCTGAGCAGATCATGAATGTGGTGATAAATCGCAGCTTAGGTAAATGTGAGTCACTTGTAGAGATGCGTGACATGCTCGTAGAGAGCCGTGAGATGGTCTCTAAGGCATGTGCGGCTATAAGTAAAGCCAATACATAGGTGAGGTATAAATATGGCCAGATACTGGGTTAAATTCAAACGTATCAAGAAGACTAATCGAGTGATGGCAAGCTTGGTTATGCCCACTAATGCAGGGCCAAAAGTCATGGCCCAGAAAAGCTTCCATGCTTACCAAACCTCTTATGGGACTATTGACCCTAACGTCCAGAAATGGGCAAGTCCCTTAGTGAACATGTATCGGCTGCTATCTCCACATGGGTGAGCTAAGTGAGATCTACCCTAGGGTACACAGAGCAATTGCAGCACCTTGGGAACCGAAGTACACGAGAGGGTTCGCTTGGGTAATACCTCCTCACACCAATCTTAGTGAGGTGAAAGTAATCATCCGAGTCAACTCAAAACAACAACGAGAAGAGACATTCAACGCTACAGACATAAAAGCTATAGCGAAGTGGATTAACTCACAGACCAAAATCTTAAGGTTAGTCATGCCGGGGGTGTCTAGTGACAGGAGATAACACACAACCTGATAAGATAGTTGGGCGGATAAGATTACATACCCAACCAATTAATGGATTCTACTGGTCTATGTTCCACGAGCACCCAGATGGTGTGTACGTAATGGCTTCTTACTCAGACCCAATTGTAGTTGTAATACAGCTTTACGACAATACTAAGACATTCCCTGCCTCTACACCATGTAGTGACATTGAGGGTTGGGTACTAAAAGAAACCAAGAAGATAAACCTGAAGAATTTACTTTTTACTTGTACCAAAACCAATTAATTATAAACCCAAAGGTGGCTACGGCAACCGAAACATAAAGGTATAAACCATGAATAAATTAGCATTAGTAATAACCATTGCGGCTATGGTTGGATGCGCATCTGCACCACGTCAATTGCCTGTATTGGTAGATGGTAACAACTATCTAGCTATGGGCACCGACTGCTCGTATGGCATGATGAGCCAAAATGTACCTAATCAGCTTGACTGCTACAACGAAGACAAAAAGTACACAGGCAATCGTAAGCCTATGACAGCCAAAGAGCTTAAGGACTTCTGGGCAATACGAGACCAGAACATCACAGACCGTCAGGTTGATCGATTGAAAACACAGCTACGTAATGGCCGAGGACGTTAATGCTAGAGATTACGCAGGAAATTAATTACTACTGTAAAGATGTTAATGGGTACTCATGGGGGGTGACTCAGGAACACAACCGAGCCAGCCCCATCAAGGTTGAGATTCATACCAAGCCCAGTATAAAAAAGACATTCATCTCCAGCACCCCTAGAAATAGGATCGTAGATTGGATCACCCAAGAGACCGCTAAGCTCAAGCTAAAAGCCTTGATAGGCCCTAAGGCCAAAGTAGAGTTGGGAAACCCTTGGGAGGGTTTAGTGAAACTTTCAGGGCAGATGAATCAGGTTAAGACTTGCGGGAGAAGAGTAGGAGTCATCATCTTTGATAGTATAGATAACTACTACGAATCCAACGCCACCCAGTACGTATCCAGCACCAACATACCTGAGTCCAACCAAGCCGCCGCCTTTGATAAACAAACCGGTAAAAACAAATCCAAAACTAAATACAACAGCCCATACGGGCCATAGGAACCACCATGGAACAGTTTATTGTAGTCATAGTTATAGGGATCTTCTTCTACTACCTAGGATCTAGGGATGGTAAGAAGGATCAGTACAAAAAGGACAAGGCCATGATGGGGGTTATGGAATATGCCACCATCAAAGCATTTAGGCAAACTAGAGAAAAATGTTTATTGAACGAAATTTTGATTGCAAAGATAGCCTTACTAGAGAAAAACAAAAAAGAAATAGATGAAGTCAGTGGTAAATCATCAATTAATACAGGCAAGACCAATGCTGAATAAAAACATACACATAAAAACTGGGATGCTACTCGTAGTAAAGAAAACCTTCTGGACTACTGCTGCCCACAAGGTTGATACTTTCCACGTGAAGTATCAAATACCTAAAGGTACCATCCTTGAAATACGTTACCCGTATGAGTGGCACTTCCGCTTTGGAGACAATTGCTGGGCACAAGTACCAGCAGAAACACTGGTTAAGTGTTGTGAGTTCTTTGGTGTGATCCATGAAGATGTAAGGTTCAATAACAATAATAGCCTACCTGAAATCATGGAAGAAAATCTGTACTACCCTGCATCTGAATATAAATTGGTTCGTTCCGAATCTGCAAAATAGTTGTTCTCTTCCGGCTAACGCCGTAGGGGGCAACGTCCCCCACACTTTAAGGAAATATCCATGGAAATCAAGAACCTAGAACAAATGTGCATTGAAGACCGCTATTCTCGTAGCAACATCCGTGCTCGTGTCCTTCTGGACATCATGGATAGTGTTGAAACCGATCTTGCTATAGCCTTCGACAAGGCAGCACAGGCCATTCACAACTATGCCTACGGAAAAGTATCACAGACTTATTGGTCATCCAAACTGGTGCGTGTACAGCACCTACGTAACCTATTAGATAAAAAAATGACCATCAATGATCTTGTACTTGAGATCTTAATTATCGTTATGCCTATGAAGACCGCTCAGCCTATACAGGGGCCGTGTGGTCGCTTAGGTGGTATGTTAGGTTACGGGGATATATTCGATGGCGTAAAGACGGCTGCGGAGCTACTAGCAGTAGTGTGCTTCTCAGACCTTTACGACATCATTCCAGCTAGGGAAAGCGAGGGCGACAGTATGTCTATAATGCCACGTTACTCCCTAGAAAATGAAACCAATCAGTTCATTTCAGACACCAAGTACCTACCTCCTATGATCTGTAAGCCTGAAGTATTGACTCGCAACTTTCAGAGTGGGTACCTAACCATAGAAGACTCAGTGATCCTGAAGGGTGTGAACCACCATGAAGAGTATGTATCTCTGGATGTGCTCAACATGGCTAATGGTACCGCGCTAGCCTTGGACACTAACATCTTACGTATGAAGGAAAAGCCTAATAAGCCGTTCGATTCACTACATAAAGATGGGTCTGTACCAACAGTTAAAGTGATCTTGGAACGTGAGAAGAACTTTTTGGAACTGAAGGCAGCATCAAAAATTGTGTACAAAGAGTTACTAGATAACGGCAATGAGTTCTTCAACTGCCATAAATTCGACTCTCGTTCACGCAAGTACTCTCAGGGGTACCACGTCCACATTCAGGGAAGTGAGTATAAGAAAGCCATTATTAACCTGGCTACGGAGGAAGTGATCACAGATGGTATTATCTTATGAAAATGCCTGACAGACCTTTCGGTACATTCCCCTACGACATCTTCAATGTGATTACAGATCATGAAGGGGAGTTCGTACAGCACGCCGTGGCCAGACACTTCACCATGTCCCTGAGTAATGCCCAGCAATGGGTTGATTACCATGAATATTCAATTAAGCGACTAAAGCTTAGAAAACTCTTGGAAAGTAAAAATGGAAGAACCAAGGCTACCTAAAGGCATGATCCCACCTGATATCTACAGGATTATTATAGGCCGTATTGACGGTGTTCATGCAGTAACGGCTTTGTGTCATTACACAGATCTAAACGAAGAAGAGGCATCAGATTGGTTTGCCTTCTATAAGTGGGCAGCAGCAAATCGTGAAGCCCGACTAGAACAAGCACACAAAGAAAACCAACTCAAAATATTACTAAGACTCAAAAGGAAATAGCAATGCAAACATTCTCAGGTTTAGATTATACAAAGATCGCCGTAGCAAATGCCTTCGGCAATGATAAAGATGTCTGGGATGATCGCATTGATTGGGCTGAAAAGTTCCTTGAGAAGCAGTCGGCTCATACGATGCGTAAAGCAGATGAGCCATTCTTAATGAGGAAGGCTGTGAACGCTTACAACGATGCAGTGGCTGGTAAGGCTACTGGTTACATAATGGGCCTAGATGCCACGTCCTCAGGGCTTCAGATAATGGCTGCCTTGAGTGGTTGCCTGACTACTGCCCGTAACGTGAATCTTATCAATACCGGTTCAAGAGAAGATATATACCTGAAAGTAACCAAGCGCATGCAGGAACTGTGCCCTCACCTAAACATCACACGTAACCTTCTAAAGCACCCAATCATGACGTTCTTCTACAACTCTAAGGCGCAGCCTGAAGGTGTATTTGGAAAGGACACCCCTGAGCTAGATGCTTTCTACGAAGTACTGCATGAACTCCTACCGGGAGCCATGGAAGTAATGCGCATGATTCAGGCATGTTGGAATCCTGAAGCCACTGAACATAAGTGGACCGCACCTGATGGACACGTATCTATACCTTTGGTTATGGACTACGTAGACACCAAGATCGAAGTAGAAGAGTTAGGTAAGGCTACATTCACCCACCGCGCCAAGATCGTTATGTCTGATGAGCGTGGCTTATCATTACCGGCAAATGTGAACCAATCGATTGATGCTTACATCGTTCGTATGATGTATCGCATGGCTCATAGTCAGGGTTGGGAAATCCTAACAGTACATGACGCATTCTTCTGCACACCGAATAATGTGAATCGTATGCGTATGAACTACAACAAGATCTTATCTAAGATCGCCTCATCCAACATGCTTTGTGACATCTTGAAAGAGATCACAGGCAATAAGGGAACTATCAAGAAGATGTCTACTACACTTCCTGGCTTGATCCTTAAAGCAAACTATTCACTTAGCTAGGAGCTAACCACGGAAAAAGAACGACATATTAGAATCTGTTAAGTACGTTAACAATAAACTTTATGGGGAATGAAAATGGATGATTACACAGTAAAACGGATGGGTCTTATATTAGCTGTTCAAGCAGAAGTCGAGGGCATGAAAGCTGCTAACCTAGTGAGTGATTTACAAGAGTATGGCGGAGGGCATTTCGATGAAAAAGCCGAAGAAATACGTAATATAGTTAACGCTAATGACCACCAGTTAGATTTAATGGGCTAAGAACGTAAACAATAAACTTTATGGGGTACAAAATGAGTGATACAACACAATTAAACAAACCTCTTTGGCATCAGAACCTGACATATGGGCAGGTGGAGGCCGAAGCAGAAAAGGACTATCCTAAGGTTATATACAATCTGCATGAGGATTGTTTATGCCTACGCGAAGAGCTGGCGGCTTTGAAAGCTGATCGCGGGCTGCTCGTCACTGCGCTTTTATCAATTGTAGATTCTAATAGCTTCGATCCAGATGATGGGCGCTATATGTCAAATATTGCAGAACTAGCATTAAAAAAGGCGGCGACAAATGGAGTCTAGACAGGTGATTACAGCGGTAGTGCTGAATGCTCAAAAGCTCACAAACCAGATAGAGGAAAAATCATGAAAGCAAAAGAACTACGTGATGAATTCTGGGATGATCATGCTTGCCCCTCTTGGGGACGGTTAGGTACAACAGCCACGCAGAACGATTACCCTGAAGAAGTCCGAATGGCTTGGACAGACTTCTTATACTTCTCACACGATGCAGGAAACATCTCTGCAGAAGTCATGGACAACACCTTACTGGCTCCTGAATAGGGCCGCCTCCGTCGGCTGTTTGCCCTGTTCGTAATAGAAGTCTCGCTAGCGAGGAAAAAGTTATGAAACCGATAGGCTAAAAACCTAAAACACCCAAAAGCCTACCATAGGCAAACGAGCCCCTAACCTTAACCGGTTGGGGGCTTATTTTTTGCCAAAGGAGGCAATATGAACGAATTAGATCTTATGAATTTACTGTGGGTAGTGTGGTTTATTTTATGCACCATCCTATCCTTGGGCTTAGCTATTTATACTAAGTGCGGGGGTGACGCACTGTTATTGATTTTAATGGCTGGTTTCTTTGGGCCGTTTATATGGGTGCTAATAGGTTTGGCCACTCTCATATTATTGATGGCGTTTTTAGGGGAGCAACTCCTTAAATTCCTAAGGAGGGGGCATGACCAATAAGGCAGTATTAGACGAAGATGAGTGCATCGTGTGCACGCACAATAAACATGCAAAAGGCATAATATGGAGGTTGAGGGTGAACAACATTATGACAGATAAGCCTGTTGAAGGTGTAAGAAGAGAATTCGTATATTGCAGTTATTGTGATGCGGGCAAAGAACTAGCCAAACAGGAGCTACTACGTGAGCTACTTATCAAAAAATAACCCTAGAAAGATCTGCCCAGTATGCAAGGATACAGGTAAGACCTGGAAAAACCTACCTAGCGGTGTGCTAGATAAAAGTCCTAGAGGGGTTACATACTGCTGGTGCCCTGTAGGTGAGAAAATGGAAAAAAAGAAAGAACTCCGTGACCTGCTTATGGGAGTTAAATCATGACAGAAGGGTGTAAGGCGTGTGGTTTTGGGTTGCTACCGAAAGAGTATAAAAAATTTGAAGAGCTTCAGCACGAGCAGGGGTCGACCATCCCAATGCAGTATTGTTTTTGTGCTAATGGACAGAGACTAGCCAAAGAGGGTCGGCTACGTAATCTACTAACAGGAGAAAAATCGAATCAATATACGGTACCTGACGACGTAGATTACAAAGATGCCGAGGATAAGGTAAGGGATTGGTTGGACTTAGGGGTTATATAGTGGGTTACTTAGGTAGGAAATATAACTATAAAGAGCAGTGCAGGACATGCGGGGGCAAGGGTAGATACCGTGAACGTAGAGCCCCTGATCCTAATGACCCCCATAGGGGTCGTAACCCAACTCAACTATGCCATTGCCCTGCAGGTGAACAAAAGGCTCGTGATGAGGCTTGGGATCGGATACAGAATGATAGTTAGACATGTTGAATGCAGGGCCTGTACTAAAGATGCTTGGGACTTACCCAGATGTGTCATAAACCGTACAGCACCTGACGGGTCGTTTAGACGAGCCAGTTCTTTTTGCCTGTGTGCGGTAGGTAGGCACCTACTTCAGGTTTACTCACTCAAACAATTATTGAAAGGAAAGAGGATATGAATGACCTAATACTGTGGGCAGTAGTGACGGCAGTGATGTCAGCGCCTGTAATACTACTCATGAAAATATATGAGTGGAAAGCTTGCGTGCTCTTTGGGCACCACCCCAGTGAGTGGACGTGGGCGCAGGATGGGTATAACTCCCCTGTGCCTAATGAAGAACGGATCTTGTTCAGCCAGATGCACGGGCATTGTCGCCACTGCAAAGTGGAGGTACGTACGTTTAGTGAGCAGCATAGACTTACAGCCTATTACACCAAAGAGCAGTGTGCCCAGTACGGGTATGAATTCGTTGATAAGAAAGAATACGAACTCAAGAAACTGCTTCTAGGTAAACGTAACGACGATGACCTATTCACTAGAAGTAACCAGATAAATTCAGGCATGCCTATGTTGGGCACAACAGGAAGGGTGATCAAAGTCGGCTTCCCTAGGAAGCTTATATGAAACAAACAACCAAAAAGTGTCCCAAGTGCGGCAACACTCATCTGATCTTACTACAATCCCAGAACCTCAAGGTCTGTATGAACCATAAACCTAAAGCAGTCCTAATTCCTTGGTTCTTGGATAAAGGACAAAGGCCTTTACTATGAGAAAAGCTGTCACGTTTAACCCACACTGGGTGGGTGAGGAGCCTGCTTGGGACATCCGTTTATTAAATGGGGATCACCACCGCAGCGTTACTAAAACTACTATTTTAGCTGTAAGCACTAGAAGACATGGCACCAGTGTATTGGAGTGCGATGTTCAAGATTACGGCACACACCACTTAAAAATAGCAGCGCAGAAATGAGCAAGTGCGGTATGTGCTCTCATGATGCTGTACATACCGCGACAGGTATATTACCTCCCCTGCATGATTGGGGTACATTTACCTTTTGTCGTTGGTGTGTGAAGGGCGCCCAACTCAAAAAAGAACAGGCACTTAGGCAACTACTTAGAGGAGACCCTCCATGTGCAAAACCAGAGATATAAGTAAACCTGAAGAATGCGTAATGTGCTCAGAGGGTTGTGACCCAGCCGCCACAGGCAGAAGACCCCACAAAAAGTTCAGTACTGAATTCTGCGTTTGGTGTGATCTAGGTATACAGTTGGAAAAGGAACATAACCTCAAGAAATTACTTCTCAATGATAAGAAACCCCGAACAATTGCCGATCTTATACGCAAACAAATGAATGCAAAAGGGGCGGCCTCCGGCCGCTTTGTTCCCAAAAATTAATACACCCAAAAAGGAAATACCATGCAGCAGATTACAGCAGTACAAGCACCAGAGTTATTGATGGATGTAATGAAGGCCGGATTGGTTCCGATGATAGTATCATCCCCCGGCATTGGTAAGTCGTCAATCGCCAAGCAAATTGCAGAAGACCGTAACCTGAAGGTTATTGATTTACGTTTATCTCAGTGTGATCCAAGTGATCTACTTGGTTTTCCCTCAATCAATAAAGACAAAACCAAAGCTGGTTATGTACCAATGGATACTTTCCCTATTAAGGGTGATCCAATACCATCACGTACGGTTAATGGTGTAGTCAAACCTTACGCAGGCTGGTTACTTTTCTTAGATGAAATGAACTCAGCAGCAAAGTCAGTACAAGCAGCGGCTTACAAAATAGTCTTGGATCGACAAGTTGGCCTACATGATCTGCATAAAAGCGTAGCTGTAATGGCAGCCGGTAACCTATCTACGGATAAGGCGATCGTGACTAAACTTGGTACGGCCATGCAATCACGTATGGTTCACTTTCACCTACGTGAAGACTTCAAGTCTTGGATGGCATGGGCGGCGACTTCAGGTATTGATTACCGCATCACTTCTTTCTTGAACTTCAAGCCAGAAGCGTTATTCAATTTCTCACCTGACCACAATGACTGCACTTTCGCATGTCCTCGTACATGGGAATTTGTGTCTAAGATCGTGATTAATTGGAAAGAGATTGGTTCTGATAAATCACCTTTAATCGGGGGCACAATCGGTGAAGGTATGGGTCGTGAATTCCTAGCCTTCTGTCAGGTGTTTGGGGAACTCCCAACAATCAGTGAGATAGTTAACAACCCTATGGGTACTAAGCTGTCTGACGAGCCTACAGTACGTTATGCCTTAACAGGTATGATTGGGTCACACATCACCCCAAATAACTCAGATGCGTTAATGAAATTTGTTGATCGTATGCCTGTGGAATTTCAAATCATCACGCTTCAATCAGCACTATTACGTGACCCTAGCCTATTGTCTCAAGGCTCTGCATTCGATGCTTGGGTTACCAAACACGCTTCACGTTTAATGTAAGGTAATGAATATGACGACTCTCGCTGGATTCTTAAAAGAAGTAGAGAACCATAAATTAACAGTGGTTCGGGATGACGGTTTGAATCGTCATATTCGTTTAGCAGAACCAGGCACAGGTAACTGTCAATTTGATTTAATTACTTGGCCTGGTCATCTGTGTGTCACTGGGGATTGTGGAACTTATGTATTCCAAAGGACCAATGACATGTTTGAGTTCTTCCGCCAGAACCAGAAAGGCGAGAAGGAACTGCGCATCAATAGTGGATACTGGTCTGAGAAACTACTCAGCACATGTAATCACGGTGGTGTTAAAAAATTCTGTACAGATTTATTCAAGAAACAGTTGGATGACTACATAGAAAACCACTGGGAATTTGAAGATGACGACGACGAAGAGCTTAAGGCTGTCGAAGTTAAAGCAAAAGTTTTAGCAGAAGTAAATGAAGAAATTGTCACCATACTTGATATGGGTAAAGACATGGCCTTGAACGCAGCCATGACTTTCAAGTCCGAATATGGGCACACTTTTGAAGATTTCTGGGATTACGAATTCGACAAGTATACCCACCACTTTTTGTGGAACCTATACTCCATTGCATGGGGTATTCAACAATATGACCTCAGCAAGGAATCAGAATGTCCTACTCCAAGCAAGACTTAGAAACAGCTTTTGATAAAGCAAAAATTGGTTTGATGACTAAGCACAACAGCATATTCATCACGACCATCCTATTCTCCCTGAAGCATACGTGGGACGAATCCTGCAAGACTGCTGGGACGAATGGGGTCGATTTGGTAATAGCGCCCACATGGTTCATGAGTATGACTGCAGGAGCCCGTATGGGCCTACTAGCGCATGAAGCATGGCACGTTGCTTTCAACCACATGACCCGTGGTGACAGCTACGAGCATAAGGAATACAACATTGCTGCTGATCATGTAATTAATGTGATGCTGAAGGATGCTAGTTACGAGCTCCCTGAGGGGGGTTACGGAGACTTTAAATACCGTGGTTGGAGTACCGATGAAGTGTATAAAGATCTGCAATCTAACCCAAAGCCGCCGCCACCTAAAGGTGGTGAAGGTTCAGGGGGCTGCGGTCAGGACATTAAGTACCCAAGTGATGAAAAAGACAAAGATGGTAAGGGTAATACCCAAAAACAAAAAGACAACCTTCAGCGCAAGATAGAAGACACCCTGATCAAAGCCACCACCCAGTCGAAAATCATGGGTGACGCTGCTGGTACGATCCCAGGAGACATCTCCCGAATGCTGGATGAACTTCTTAATCCAAAATTGGATTGGAAGACTTTGTTGAGCAATTATATGAATGCCTTCGCTAAAGAAGACTATTCGTATCAGCGCCCCAACAAACGATTTATGCCTGATTTCTTTTTACCTGGTATGCACAGTGAAAGTCTCGGTGAGATTTGTTTTGCATGTGACGCCAGTGGTTCTGTATCGCAGGCAGATTTTACTGCGTACTTGAATGAAATTAATTACGTGAAGGAAGAGTTGAATCCCGTCCTCACTACCATTATCGATTTCGATACTCGCATTAATAATGTTCACTCTCTCGGACAAGATGATTCGATTGAAGGTATTAAATTTACAGGTGGTGGCGGTACAAACCTCACTCCAGTATTTGATTACTACAGTGACCGCAAGCCTGTTGTGCTAGTGGTCTTTTCGGATTTGTACTGTTCAATGATTAAGAATGATCCAGGCTACCCAGTTTTATGGGTGTGCGTGAACAACCCACGGGGCCAAGTAAATTTCGGCACCATAATTCATATTGACCTTTAGAAAGGAAAACCATGTCTACAGTATTCGTAGAATCCGTACAGGCAAGTATCTGTGCAGTGACAGGTAAGCGTATCGACACATTAGTTTGTGAGTATCCGCGTGCCATTCACGCCCAGTTACTTACTCACGGTGTGTTTAGTAAAAACAGTTCATCATCTCGTGCTGTACCAATTGCTTCGGCAATTGCTCAGATACGAAAAAGCCCAGCTAAGCCGATATTTACGGCTAAGCAAACAGGTATGCAAGGCGAGCGCATTACAGATACTGGGCGTTTAACTAGTATCAATATAGCGCACAATTTATGTATGGAATTCGCAATAACCACAGCAAATTGGATGGATGCCAATGGCGTCCATAAACAAAATGCTGCCCGTTACCTTGAAACATTCCAAAATATTCGCATCGTGTTGACTTCAACAGAATGGGAAAACTGGGATTGGTTACGTATCGATGCCGCTGCTCAACCTGAAATTCAGGAATTGGCTATTGCCATGAAAGCTGCACGCGATGCTGCTGAACCAATGAAGTTGGATGCTGGTGAATACCACGTTCCTTTCGTTGAGCGTAATCGTAATGTTGCTGGCAAGCTGGAGTACTTCACCAAAGAAGAAGTAAAAGTAGGGGGTGCTGTATTAGCGGATATCTTCAACCAAGTCGATCTGAAGACTGCCATTGATATTTCGATGTCATGCTGTGCACAGGTTTCTTACCGTAAGCTTGATAACTCAGCAGAAAAAGCTGAGGACATTATCCCCAAATTATTTGGTGGTAAGAAAATTCATGCAAGCCCTGCGGAACACCAAGCAACCCCAATCGATGCCAAGTTCCACGGTAAAGCACCAAAATTACCCTTACAGGTAATCATGGCCAGCCTTCCGGCTGGTGTAAATGCAATAGGTATTGATCTGCAATTCCGTTCGGGTAACTTCACGAACTGGATACAGCAGCGTCAAATTATCGAAGGTCATGACGCGGCGTTAATGCCGAAGGTTTAAACCATGTTGAATGGCATCGTTGTAATGCACGGCGGCGTCATTGAACGCTGTGGTGTAAGTAGAGGTTACGGACCGGTGGAAGTATGGAAGGATTCAATACATCAACTCACTGTAGAGGATGTACCTGACGACCCAACGGAACGTACCATTTGGTTAACAGAGTTTGCTCAAAAAATGTTTGAACTTGGGCAGGCACACAAAGGTCGTGAGACCAAAGTGAGTGAATATGATTGAAGGTTACAAACAAATGGTAACTGATTTGGCTAAACCAGGTCAGGCCATTGTTGATTCAATGTCAGCAGAACGAGCACATTGCTTACACATGGCCGTAGGTCTTGTAGGTGAAGTAGCAGGTGAGCTACCAGTAAGTACTTCTATGGAAAACCTGATTGAAGAATTAGGTGATGTGGAGTTTTACTTTGAAGGTTTGATGCAGGCATATACTATCCCTGCTTTGTTAGATGTGCCTGAAGGCATTAACCCAGATCTTAGTAAATTACCCTCTATACTAGCCTTAGTTGTTATTGCTGGTGATATCATGGATGTGGTTAAAAAGCACGTCATCTATGGTAAGGAAGTGGACATGTTGAAGTTGGTAAATAACATGTCAGCTTTCCGTCAAATCCTCAACGCTATTGAGGGCGGTATGGGTGAGGACATCTCTCAGGGGATTATACTTGAAGCCAACATGCAGAAGTTACTGAAAGGTGAAACTGCACGCTACAAATCTGGTTCGTACTCCGATGATCAGGCAACTGATCGCGCGGACAAAGCCAGTAATGTAGTAAACATAAACAAAAACAAAGACTAAATGTTTTTGTTTTTACTGACGCTGGTGTTCATGAGATTAGTCCCCTCAGAACACCAGCAAGAGCTAGAACCTAAAGGTTCCAATTGGCAGTTAACTCTGCACAGACAAAAGTCACCGCACGTTTTTAGAACGTGTATTGGGACTATAGCCTGAAATATACTAAAAAAGCCGTACTCCTTCTCTCGTTGGATGCGGCTTTTTTTATTTGATTAATTCTGAGGTCAATTTATGCAAAACAAATTTACATCACAATTGATTAAGTTCACAGAAGAAGCAATACCTAAATTGGAAATACGTGCGCTAATACTTACAGGCGATGCTGGTAAGGTGGAGCAGAAAAAATTAACCCGAGCAAGAGTACAGTTGCATAACCTACAGTGGTATGGCACCTGCCACGCCCCGCAAACACCCTCACAAAAATTAAGGAAGAATTTCAGTGGCTGAACCATTATTTTATTTACGTAGTCGTCACGGCGACACAGGCAACAACGTCATGTTCCATGCAAAGATGGGGAGTGGTTACACCACTAATTTGGATGACCTACACCTGTTCACAATTGCTGAGGCACAAAAACAATTAGGTTATAGCATCCGTTCTCTACCCTTACTAGCAGACGAAGTAGATAAGTTATCTATTAAAGCTGTGGACATGCAGAACCTAGACCATGAAAAGAATAACGAACACAAAAAGAATTCACCTGATGTATTTAATATACAGTTAGGTGGGCATTACAATGGTAACGACATCGCATTCATAACCGGCAGTGGTGTGACTTATGACTACAGTAAGGCAGAGACCTTTACAGTAGATGCAGCTCAGAAATATTTACTGGCTCACCAAGGGGATAGCCTTTTCATCTGGAACCAAGCCTATTTAGATAGCATCGCCCGTCGTACTTTTCAATCCCACAACATAAACACCCGCAGCATGACCACCAAACCAGGTATCGTGTATAAAAAACCACGCAAAAAACGCCCCACCACTGGCAAGACAAGAATTAACTGTCCTGACTGTGGACGCATTCATTGGCAGTACAACCCTTACGATTTTGAGGGCTGTGCCCATATAAGTTGTAAGGGTTGGCGTTCAAGCTATTAATAAGGAAAAAACGTGACACAAATAACACTATCATCAGAGCAACAAGTAGCCTTGAACATGGCTATGGAGTTCCTCCTAGACTCAGAATCTACTGAGATGGTTATTGATGGCTTCCCCGGAGTTGGTAAAACAACTTTGGTCGAGCACATCCTAATGGCAGCGAGAGCACGAGCAAAAATGCTCAAGCTTTTAACTAACCGTGGTCACCAATTAAACGTGTACCTTACTGCCACTACCAATAAGGCAGCTAACGTACTTGGTGCTATGACTAAAGAAGATGGTATGAGTATTCATTCTCTTCTTGGTTTACGTCCGGTACCTGATCACCGCACAGGCAAAATGAACCTAAAGCAATCACCCAACCCAAGAGCTATTGACGATGCTCTCATCATTATTGATGAGGCCTCCATGGAAAACATGGAGCTATTAGAAGTTGTTCGTGGTCGTACGCAACGCTGTAAAGTAATTCATGTAATGGATTCGTACCAGTTGGCTCCGATCGGGGAAAGTCATTGCCCAGTTTCAACCGAAGTAAAAAAACAAGCCAAGCTTAAAATCCCTCAGCGTTACGGCGGTGAGATTGCTAAGTTAGGCACTCAGTTCCGCCATGCAATTGATACGGGTGAATTTACTCCGATCATCCCAAATGGTGCTGAAATTATCAAAGCTGATGGACCTACATTTCAGAGTATGGTGGATACTGCATTTAATGGTAAGCAGGGTGTGGACCATGCTCGTATCATTTGCTGGACTAACGACAAGGTTAGGCAGTACAACGATTACACTCGTAATCTAGTAACGCAGTCAGAATTCTTTGAACCAGGTGAGATGGTTATCACCAACAAACCTATAATGTCCAAGAAGCAAACAGCTTACTCTACTGACTCAATTGTTCAGGTTTCAGATGTGGATTCATACGTAGGTGAAGAGTATGGTGTGAAGGGTATCTGGTACACGTTGTCTGGAAATACTGAAGTATTCCAAGCTCTGAACCAATACGATGTTAAGCAGCGTTTAGATGCCACAGTCAAGTCGAAAGATTGGGCTACTCACTACATGCTCAAAGATTTCTTCGGTGACCTCCGGCCAGTAAATTCGTGTACATCCCACAAGAGCCAAGGCAGTACTTACGACATCGCGTTCGTAGATCTTGACGATATAGGGGGGTGCCGTAAACCAATTGATGTTGCTCGTATGCTAAATGTGGCATCGACTCGTGCATCTCAGCAAGTCGTCTATTATGGGAACTTACCAGCCAAATATGGAGGCTAGTGTGACTGAATTTAAACCCCAGTTTAGGGCACAACTTCTTAGTATTCTCATGCAGGCTTTATTCGTAAAGCAGCATGAAGAAATTAAGAAGGAAATCAACGCAATTATTTTGGATAATAGTTACAACTCTTCTCCAAGAGCCTTTGCTTTTCGTTATAAAAACAAAGCTTATATCGATGAGGGGCTGCCTAATTACACCCCAAAGATTGAACTGCACGTAGACCATCGAGCCACCATGGATAATATCCTAGTGCGGCAACAGCACATCGAGATGGAGTACATTCGTATAGATGCGTACATCACTCGTTGCATGAATTTATGTAAAACAGTTTCAGATCTGTACGTAACGATACCTGAGCAGTTACATAAGTTTTTCCCATCTACTATCACCACCCACAAAAGTAGAGGTAACAGCCCACTGATTTTAAGTGAAGCTGAGGCCACTCGTTTTGCGCGGGAAAATGAAGTAGCTCATGCAAGTTTGATGCGACGCCTATTAACATTAATTATTATTTAGTGGGGTAAGTATGTCAGAAGTAGAACTGTTAAAAGAAGTAGAAGATGCCCACTTACGCATCGAAGGCTTGAAAGAAAGAATTATGAACCTAGAGCATTACATAGGTTTACGTTCTCATTCATTTGATGGCTACCGCCGTCAGTACGATTTCCATCAGATAAAGAAGGATATGGTATATCGTAACCGTCCCCAGTCTTTATTTGAAAAAAGAAAGGCTAAACAAGATGAAGCACGTCCTTTTCAAAGAGGCGGATAGTTACCCAATAGCAATATTGGTTAAGGATTCCGCTCTACAAAAACCCAAGCTTGAGAATCATTACGTCAAGCCTTTGATGGCAATGGGTATTCCTGAACAGGACATGATTGCTTTCAGTCTGGATTATGCAGGCAAGAAAAAACCTACCGTAGCTATCTGCAGAAAGTACTTACAGACGCTTATGCCTGCGCTAGAAAGCTTACAAACGAAGTTGCTATACGTTGCTGACGCTAATTACTTTAAATTGCTCACAGGGCTTAAGAAAGCGGATGCGTATTATGGCTACAAGAAGCCGTGTGTCATTGAAGGTTATGAACACATGGAAATAGTACTAGGTACCAATTTTGGTATGTTGTTTTTCAAACCTGAAATGCAGCAGAAGCTGGATATGTCCCTGAATGTGGTGAGTACTGTCTATGACGGTACCTACCAAGAACTGGGGGTGGATATAATCCACTCTGAGTACTACCCAGACAATGTTTGGGACATCAAGGGGTCATTGGCCTTACTTCACCAGTTCCCTGAGCTGACGGTGGATATAGAGGCCTTCAGCCTTGAGTTCCACAAGGCAGGTATCGGCAGTATTTCATTCGCCCACGATGAACATAACGGGATTGCATTCTGCTGTGATTATGAAGGCGAGGGTTACGATGCCCAAGGTGAACCATACGTAAAAGGTGATGGTTCATACGGTAAGCAGATAGATAACATTGAGGTGAAGAAACTCCTGCGTGAATTCTTTGAAGAATACGAAGGCAAGTTGACTTACCAAAATGGTAACTACGACATCAAAGTTTTGATCTATGAATTGTTCATGGATAATTTATTGGATCAGGAAGGCCTACTTGAAGGCCTGGAAGTAATGACCAAGAGTATCGACGACACAAAGTTGATTACATACTTGGCCACAAACTCAACCTCTGGAAATAGTCTCGGCCTCAAGGGCAATGCTCACGAGTACGCAGGTAACTACGCCGAGGAAGAGATCAAGGATATTCGCCGAATACCTGAGAAGAACCTACTCCGGTATAACCTAGTGGATTGCTTATCTACTTGGTTTGTGAAAAAGAAAAATTGGCCGATCATGGTAGCTGATAACCAGTTGGAAATTTACAACACTATCAAAATACCGAGCGTGAAAGTAATACTACAGGTTGAGTTGACTGGTATGTGCTTAAACATGGACAACGTGATTACAGCCAGTGCTGAATTAAACAAGATCAAAGACACACACTTGGATGCTATTACTAATTCTACTGTGGCTCAAAAATTCCTGAAGCTAATTCGACAGGAGGAGTTCATTAAACAGAACCTCCTGTGGAAAAAGAAGACGGCACCACTTGAGTATTTTGACTATGTTGAATTCAATCCAAACTCAGACCCACAAGTAAGGCATTTGCTTTATGACTGGTTAAAGTTTGAACCAATTGATTTCACTAAAGGTAAGCGGCCAGCTACTGGAGCCAAGACTCTTGAGAAATTGATACATACAGCTAAGTGCCCGGAAGATGTAGAACTATTAGAGGCCTTGATTGGGCTCGGTGAGGTCTCCATAATCTTAAACACTTTCATAGCTGCTATGCTCGATAAGAGTGTTATGAAAGACGATGGTCACTATTACCTCCACGGTAGTTTTAATATCGGTGGAACAGTGAGTGGTCGGTTATCAAGCTCTAACCCTAACCTTCAAAATATTCCTAGTAGTTCAAAGTATGCGAAGCTAATCAAAGATTGCTTCTGTGCTCCACCAGGCTGGTTGATGGTAGGTGCGGATTTTAATTCTCTTGAGGATTATGTATCAGCCCTTACCACCAAAGATCCGAACAAGCTGAAAGTTTATACTGACGGTTACGACGGTCACGCATTACGTGCTTACAAGTACTGGCCTGAAAAGTTCCCTGACATTGTTGATACCGTTGAAAGTATTAACTCGATTAAGAAATTGTATGGCGCCATTCGCGGTGACAGCAAACCAATCACATTCATGCTCACGTATGGTGGTACCTACCACGGCTTAATTCAGAACCTTGGTTTTGAAAAGCAGTATGCGATTGATGTTGAAAGCGCCTATCACGTTATGTATGCAGTTTCTGACCAGTGGGTTGCTGATAAGTTGAAACAGGCCACGATAGACGGTTACGTCACTGCGGCCTTCGGCCTTCGTGTCCGTACGCCTATCTTAGCCCAGACGATTTTAGGTAATAAAGCCACACCGTATGAAGCAAGTGCGGAAGGTAGAACTGCTGGTAATGCTTTGGGTCAGTCCTACTGCATGCTCAATAACCGTGCCGGTATCGAATTCCAGCAACGAAGCCTCGCTTCTGATTATGCAAAGGATATTAGACCCAGCGCCCACATCCATGATGCCCAGTATTTTCTCATAAGGGATAATCTAGGTTGCGTGAAGTGGGTAAACGACAATTTAGTTGAGTGTATGCAGTGGCAGGAACTCCCAGAGCTGAAGCATGACACCGTGAAATTAGGTGGGGAATTAGACGTGTTCTACCCCACTTGGCGCCATGACATAACCATCCCGAATACCCAGTCAATTGCCCAGATAAAAACTATCTGCGACAAGGAGATGAAGAAGCGTAATGCGTAAAGTAACGGTGAGTTTCGTACGTAGTGATTCTGGTTTGTGTCGGGATTACTACAAAAATAAGTTGGGGCTCTACTGCCTACAAAAAGACGTGAGCCCCAGTGACCTTTGGTACCTCTGCAGTAAAGACGGGGAACCACAAACCCCTCTGTACTACACTCAGTTTTTTACTGAGGACGGTACTCAGATCACGGAGAGGAAAGATGACACCACTTAGTTTTAAACCACCAACCCCCCTTGAACCACCTTATCTGGTTTTGGAGGGGGGTAGGAAGCAGCCTCTATATGGGGATGTAACTTTCCGTGCGGCGGTGCTTAGAGAGGGGCTTACCTACTCTTCTCGTATGGAGGATGAGTTCGGCAGCCCTGACCCTATTATTCCGTACCTTGTTTTGAAGACAGGTACAACACTAAACTTATTGTGGGACCCATACCATGGAAGCAGTTAAGTATTCTGAGTTGAACCAATTTGCTAAACGGGTAACTCGTGATTCGTATGTACGCCATCAAGAAGGTCGGTGCTGTCACTGCCAAGTGCTGCTGACATTACCACCACCCGCTAATATTTTAAAACTCAAGCTGAACATGCGTCTATTCCCTCCGGGGTTTCTTCGCTGGCCAGTCCACTTACATCATTGCCATAAGACTGATCTAACGATCGGCGCAGTCCATGCTTATTGCAATGGAGTGCTGTGGCAGTATCACGGAGAATAGTATGAACCTAATACAAATAGTATCGTGGACAATTGTGCGGGCCTGTAGAGGCAACCCAATCATTACTACCCTGCTCGTATTTTTTATCTTCATCATGATTAACATGCTGGAGGCCTTACTTGAGGTGCTGATCTTTGGTGGGCGTTTCGAGCACTGGGGTGATGTAGTTATTTGGGTAACTCAGTTTACCTACACAGGGTATCTCATAAACCTGTGCTCTACTTTTAATAGGGATAACCCGTGACTGTGCTTTGTTCTATTTGTAGTAACCCAATCCTATTGGTTCCAAGTGCTGAAGAGCGTGCAGCGAAGTCTGGGAAACCTGCTTCGTATTATCTTAATCTTTTCACTGAACATGCTAGCTGTACTGTGACTAAACGTCATCAGGAAAGTGTAGCCCTGATGCGGAGGATTCGTAATGCCAACAAGTAACCCTGGATGTAGTAACGGCAATTGTGTCGTCAACGATCACCCGAAAGGAAAGGTCGTCACTCACGGTTGGTGTCAATGTCTTCGTTCATTACCTGACGAAACTCGTTTACGTGTTGAGGCTAAGTTGCACCAACTACGTACTGCTGAGGCTCTTATTAAATCAATGGAAGACATGCCAGGTTTAGCTCTGATGCTGGAGACTTATTGGGAACACAGAAGCTCCAAGTTATGACTAAGCAGAACACCAAAGAAAAAGCACTAGTTAATCTAGTGAAACAGATTCCTAATTGTAAATGCGGGGAGTTGGGGGAGGAAACGCACCCTTGCCCTTTCGCAAAGGAAGTTCACAAAGACTGGGCTACACTTTGTAATTGCTGTGCTGTTTGTAGGCACAATTGTTTTAGGGAGATTTAGGGTGGTTCTATGTAATTGGTAATAAAATAGATAATTGGAAATTAAAAAAATGAATCAAGTTGAATTATTAAGACACGTAGCAAATAATTTAGAAGCGGGTAGAGAGTCTGGTGATGGGCTTCTATATAATGGGGGGACATCAGGATCAATTGATGCGAAGGATATTCGGCTAGATACTCATAAGCTTTACACACTAACACCACGAACGCATGAAGTTAATAATTTTACTGTGCCAGCGCCGCTGACAGAGGCGCCAGCAAATGGAACTCACTATTACATAGCATCGACAGAGCAAGATTACTTCTTTTTACGTTCATCTTGGGAAGGTCTTTCTTTAGATTATAAATACTTACATCGCGGCCTAATTCACTTAACAGAAGAAGCGGCACAACAAAACGCACTAGCATGGCTTGGTCGCGATCCAGAAAAAGGAATTGAGGGTGTATGACTCAATCAACAGCATGGCAGCACATGGAGGCCCATTATATTAATAAGGTCTCTCGTGCTGAATTCCAAGTAAGTGAAAGAGATAAGACCATTAAAGAGCTGAAGCTTAAACTACTTCTAGCAGGTGTTGTGGGGGACGGCCCTAAAATACCTACAGACAGTGCTGTTGCTCACGAGTTAGAGCGGACGGAAACTAGTAAGTTCGCAGGTCTTCAAATAAAATCCACAGCCATTAGCCAAGTGTGTGGTTTGTTGCTTCAAATGGGCTACAGCGACACTGTGATGGTTTTTCAGAAAATCAATCGTAATAATTAGACCAACCTTCGGTTGGTTTACCTGAACAAAATTAAATTTTAACATCAAGGGATTATTTTGAAAACAATTGAAATTAACGAATCGGCTCGCTCGATGAAACTGAACATGGACAACCGTGTGAAGTTTAAAAACATCATTCTGAATGATGTCTTGTTTGCTCGATCAAATGCAGTACGTGAAGGTATGGTTGTTATCCAAGGTAAGTTCATTGATCTTACTTATGGCAGCACACCCCAAAAACGTGCCGCAGTAAAAAAGCGCATGATTAAAATGGAAGAAGACACTAAGGCAATTAATGCTTTGGGTGTGTCTTGTACATCAAGCACGGGTTCACACACCAGCTCATTCAATTTGAATTTAGCAGGTAGTGCGATCACCTTGTACTTCTGGGAAGAGCCCCTTATGACTCATACCGTTGGATTCAATAATGAATTCTTGAAGTATTCTCGAAATGAAACATCTAATGGTCGTGCAGCATTACCTGTTGGATCTAGTAAACTTACTCTGGTTCATGGTGATCCATTGATCCAGAAGTTCTGGGATCTGAAGTATGAAGCTGAAGCAATTGAGCTAGCCTCTGAAGAGCTGTCTGCAGTTTTGTCTACCGTTTTTGGTAGAGCAAAAACTCTTGGTGCTGCTATTGATAAGTGGCCTGAGCTAAGTCAGTATGTGCCCGCAATTATGTCCTCTTGTAAAGAGATCGTAGTGCCAGTAGGTACATTGAACAAACGCTTGGACGTATTACGTTCAGGTAAAGGTAAAGTAGCTGATGCCATGAAGGCTGAAGCTTAACCGAGCACAAACTCTCCTGTAGCAATACGGGAGTGCAGCGTGGGTCGTGGCAGACGTTAAAATGTCCGGTGTGTATCTGAGATTGATGCCGAAAACGCACACTTAAAACTCCACCTAGTGAGGTACGTGCATCCGTTGGTAGCGTACTACTAGGATTAATGTGCAGCGGTGTAACGGGGCGACGCTAACTTGCCCCCTGTGAGTTCGAGACTCGCTTAATCCGAGGGCCTACTCTGTGGCCTTAGCTTTACAGCTTAAAGACCCTTTGTGTCAGGTGTATGGTCATGGAGACGATAACATCCCGTCGTTAAGGTCGACGTAAAAAGCCTGCTCAGTAATGAGGATAACAACCGGACTCATGGAGGCCGTGACACTACGTGCAGTTTATGGATCACGTTAAAAGCCACACTCAGTACACGAGGGAACCATTCCCAATGACATCGAGTATAACAACCGCTTGCATCGTACTGCTCAGAATTCTCAACCGGCAACCTATAGGTGGGCTTATGTACGTAACACCAGACAACAAGAAGCCAGTTATTATTACGGGTACCGGTAAGTACCAAACCCGTGCGGGTGATATAGTAACCATAGACACTGTGCACGATCACAGTGACGATTACTCAGTAACCCGCTACAACTGCAAAGGCACCATGGCCGTCAAGCGCAAGGGCAAAAAGGTTAAGCATGTCTGGAATATTTGGCACGAAAGTGGGGACTTCGGTGGTGACATCGGAGAACACCCAGAAGACATCGTTAAAAAATTAGATCAATCCACGTAACGATAACCCAAAGAAACAGGCTATAAATGAATAGTCGTAGGAGTAAGGCAGTCTAATCACCCAAGTAAGGGCGCGGCATAACCTCTAGGGAGGTGCAGGGTTGCCTTGGGCTAGTGGTATATTTAGAAAGAATTCAGACATCGAGGGGTTTTTCCCTTGCTCTGTCGAATAGGCTTGGTGGACCTTTTGCCACCCGTGACTTCGGTCACGTTAATGGGAGTGTAGCTCAGTTGGTAGAGCAACTTGCGATTCGTGAGGTTAGGACCCTAACCCATCATCGTAAAGCAAGAATGCCGGGCGGTTCAAGTCCCCCCACTTCCACCATTATGAACTTAGTTATGTGAAAGCTGTTAGTGATCCCAAGGGCGGGCAAACCCTGGGAGAGTGAAAGCAATTAGCAGTAACGCCTATGCAGGACTTGAGATGATCCCTTTACCTTCGGGGAGGATAGCTCTCAAGTTACGGTCTTCGGTCACACGGAGTGAGTTCTTCCATTTTTGTAATGGTATTAGTAGCAAAGACATGAGTGCCTTGTGTTAACAATAGGAACGTGAGCAAACATAAACCACGCCCTTCTCTGTTGATGGCAAGTAACACCGAGCGGTCGGGGATGGGCTGCCAATAGAACTTAAAATTCTACAAGGCGCGCGGAATCCTGGAGTATCATTACAAAAGTTTTATGGGCCGGTCTGTTGACGGTAAAACTGCCTCCATTTTGGGAGGAGACGGGTAATTACGTAATCCCGTTCGGTCCACCACTTTATGGGGTGTTAGCTTACGTCTAATGCGCTGAGTTGACTGGGTTTAGGCCTACTGCTCAGAACGGGTAACTACGCAGTCCCGTACACTCCACCAATTAATGTTTATTGGTTAGCTGCTCGCCTGATTTCAGCGGGCATACCTTGATCGGATATTGAAAGGAGGGTTCGACTCCCCCACAAGGTTCTGAAAGGGTAGCTATCCAATACACATTTCGTACATTAAAATAACGGCAAATGAATGAGTAGAGTTAACTCTACTTTAGAAACTAAGGGTCTAATTTAACTGACTAAACCAAGGTGGAAAAATGATAGATTTAAACTGGCCTGAAGGGGCCGAAGCTAAGATTGATGATACTTTCTCAAAATGGGTAGATGGTGCTCAATACGATCTCATAGGTGGGAATTGGACTGAAAACCTAAATAACTGGTCACTTGATAAATTTAAATTAAATGGTTCTTTTACAATAATAGAGCGCCAAATTGACACAGTTGAAATAAATTGGCCTGAAGGGGCCGAGGCTAAGGTTAATGATATTTTCACAAAATGGATAGATGGGGTTGAATACTATCTAAAGGAGGGCGAGTGGGTTCAAAGTTGGAATAGCCGGTCACTTGATAAATACAAATCAAATAATGATTTTAAAGTAATAGAGCGACCAATTGAGACAGTTGAAATTAATTGGCCTGAAGGGTCCGAGGCTAAGATTGATGAGGATTTCGCAAAATGGGTTGATGGTGTTGAATACAACCTAGATCATGGTGAATGGGTTAAAAACCAAAACAGTTGGTCGCTTGTTAAATTCAAATCATCTGATGATTTTAAAGTCATAGAGCGCCCAATTGAAACAGTTGAAATAAAAGAGGTAAGTAAGCCAATTGACACTCCATATCTGCCAGAAGTGGGGGAGTGGTGTGATTATCGAACAGTGCAGAAAGGTGAATATAGAAAGGCATTCTTTATTGGTCATAACGAAGTTGGTGAGCATGTATTAAAAGACGTTCACGGTGATTTTATTGAAGATAGTTGCAACTTCCGGCCAATCAAGACAGAGTGTGAGAAGTTTATTGAAAAAGGAATTGAGATAAACCGAAGTTTAACGATAGGGGCTACAGAAACAGAAATGTTTGTTGCGCTGTTTGAAGCCGGATTCAAAGCACCAGAATATTAAAACCCACTGCATTTACAGTTTCACAATGCTGCTATTAGCATATACCCATTTCAGCCCCTCAACCTAGTGTGTGAGGGGCTTTTTTTATTTTTATTTTAGTATATTTATCGAGTGGCACAGGGCACTGATTGTAGGGATTTTTTGATGGGGTATGTGCCCTTAGGAGAATCCTGTTCAGTAAATTGTATGACGATCAGAACTAAGGCGGGGTTACCATCCCGGTGTAGCGGTGGGGTAGAGTAGGGGACACCCAAAATACCACCTAGCTTCATTATCTGGCGGCAATTTGGCAACGCCCCGTGTCACGCGATAAATATATTAAACTCACAGAGGAGCCAACTATGGCAAATCCCCAATACAAAAATCTCAAGAATACATCCTTGAGTGTGGCTGTGTGGTTAGCCCACGACAGTTACGACCACAACCCAGACCCAAACACCATATCTGTTACCACCCTGATTAAACCAATCAAACAGATTGTGTTAGGTATGCGGGCCAAGAAAGCTGGGGTAGTGGAATCACGAGAAATCAGTGAGAACACTGCCTCCAGTATGGGTACAGCATTCCATGACTCAATCGAAGATGCTTGGGTAAATAATTACAAGACGGCCTTGGCCAAGCTTGGTTATCCCCAGAAGATCATCGACCGTATTGTGGTTAACCCTACCGTGATCAAAGATGGAGACATCCCTGTTTATTTGGAGCGTCGCTCATCAATGAAGATTGGTGGTTTAACTGTATCAGGTAAATTCGATTTCGTCGGTGAGGGTCGTGTAGAGGACTTTAAGTCCACAAGCACGTATTCATACACGTCAGGCACAAAAGACGGTGCATTCATCCTACAGGGCTCTCTGTATCGATTATTGAACCAAGACATCATCACTCGTGATGATATGGCTATCCAGTACATTTTTACTGATTGGAAACCTACCTTGGCGCTTAGCGATAAAGGGTACCCACAAAGCCGTGTGCTTGAGCATAAGCTTAATCTCATGGATGTAGATGAAACACATCGTTGGGCAGAACAAAAAGTACACCAGATCATTACTCTTAAGGATGTGACGGAAGATAAAATGCCTGACTGTACTCAAGAAGACCTGTGGCAGTCAGTCCCTAAGTACAAGTACTACAAAAACCAAGCCAATGCTACAAAGCCAGGTGGGCGTAGTACTAAGAATTTCGATTCTATTATCGAAGCCAACATAAAATTGGCTGATGATAATTACGTAGGTGTGGTTGTTACAGTACCGGGTGAAGTCCGTGCCTGTAAGTACTGCGATGCATTCAATGCTTGTAAGCAAAAAGATGGCTTGATTGCATCTGGTTCATTGAAGGTGGGTAAGTAAATGTCACTATCATTTCTTATAACTGCCTTCAGAGTGTTAGGGACTATTCGTACTGTCACCACTGTTCTGGAAATGGTTAATGGACCCCTCACCGTATCTTCACCGAATGCAGGCACTCATTTACCAATTTTGGGGATGCACATCCAATACATCCAGAACCAGTATGAAGATGCTGTGAACTGGAACAATGCCCACCCAGCTAATTTGAGTATTTCAAATAGCTCATTAGTGGCGGGTCTCAATCGAGAACTTGGTCTTAATCAATCACTGGCTGCCTACCAACAAGTTTGGGCTAGACCGAAGGGAGGGATCATAGATGAAAGATCTTAGTACTGTTGCATACGATACAGCCTCAGAAAAGCTGGTCGAAATTCTTTGTAAAAAAACCAACAACGATGATCCTCTGTTCTTCAGAATCATGGTTGCTTACTATTTTGCCAAGGTAGCTTCAATGATGCGCGTAAATGTGGCAACACATGACCGTGGTGTTATCCCTGTAAACCTCTACGCCATCAACCTAGCGACATCAGGTTTTGGTAAGGGTCGGTCCACTAACCTTGTGGAGGAGCAGGTTATCAACCAGTTCCGTGAGCGATTTATCAGTGAGACATTCTTATCCGTGGCTGAAAAGTCATGCCGTAAGTTGGCTTTAACCCGTGCTGCCATAAAAGGTTCTGACCCAGATGATGAAGTGGAAATTGTAGCCAAGGAATTCCGAGACCTTGGTTTTCTACTATTCTCATTCGATGGTGGTACCCCAGCAGCAGTGAAGCAATTGCGACACAAATTGCTGATGGCTAAAGCCGGATCCATGAATATGGAAATCGATGAGATAGGTACCAACCTATTAGGTAACCAAGACATTCTAGGCGTGTTCTTAGAGCTTTTCGACGTTGGTAAGGTGAAAGCCAAGCTGATCAAGAATACCGCTGAGAACGTACGTAACGAAGAGATTGATGGCCGTACACCAGCCAACATGATGATGTTTGGTACACCTTCAAAATTATTTGATGGTGGTAAGACGGAAGAAGCTCTTTGGGGCTTCATCGATACTGGTTACGGTCGTCGATGCTTCTACGGTTACACCAAGGGCGGGCCACAAGCCAATGCTATGGATGCGACCACTCGTTACACCCAAGGTATCGATACTGGTTCTGAGAAGTTCATAACCGATTTGTCGGACTCCATGGGTAAGCTTGCTGATGAAGTGAATTTTGGTAAAAAAATCACCATGTCTAAAGCTGTCAGCATATTAAGCATTGAATACCAAATTCAGTGTGAAGCCGCTGCTCAGGATATGGGTGAGCACGAGGACATGCGTAAGGCTGAAATAATTCACCGTTATTTCAAAGCGTTAAAGCTAGCCGGTACGTATGCCTTCATTGCAGGAAGCCATGAAATCACTGAAGACCATTTGATGGCCGCCATTAAATTGGCTGAAGATTCTGGTGAGGCATTCAAGCAATTACTTACTCGTGATCGTACCTACGTGAAACTGGCCAAGTACATTGCTGAGATTGGACGTGAAGTCACCCACGCCGACCTCACAGAGGACTTACCGTTCTACAAGGGCAGTGAATCAGTTAAGCGTGATTTACTCTCGTTGGCCATAGCATACGGCCACAAGAACAACATCATTATCAAGCGTGCGTTTGAGAGTGGTATTGAATTTTTGAAAGGTGAATCCCTTAAGGAGACTGACCTGAATAAAATGGTAGTAGCTTACAGTGATCACTACGCTGAGCGTTACCAACCTGAGGAAGTTCCATTTGCCCAGTTAAGTAAATTAACTCAAGCGGCTGGAATGCACTGGGTTAATCATCACATGGTGGGGAACCATCGATTGGAATCTAATTCGATACCGGGCTTCAACATGGTAGTCATAGATGTTGATAAGAATGTATCGATCGATACGGCTAAATTGCTCTTGAAAGATTACACCTATCACATGTATACGACCAAGCGTCACCAGACCACTGAAGTGGAAGATGATGGCACCTTGGTTGAGCACGGGGATCGCTTCCGTATCATTATGCCATTGAGCCATAAATTGAAAATGGGTCCTGATGAATTCACTGAGTTCATGAAGAACATTTTCGAGTGGTTGCCTTTCGATTCTGATGAGCAGACCTCACAGCGTGCACGTAAGTGGATGTCATGTAAGGGAACAGTTCACGATAACAAAGGTAAGCTTCTTGACGCTTTGGACTTCATACCGAAGACCACGAAAAGTGACGAGCGCCGTAAGGCAATAGATGGGCAACAATCTCTGTCAAATATGGAGCGATGGTTCTGCCAGAACACGGGTATAGGTAATCGAAGTAATCAATTAGTCAAGTACGCCTTGATGTTAGTGGACTCCGGACGTGACATTATTGATGTACAGAGTGCGGTACTAGAACTGAATGCTAAGTTACAGGACAAAATGAAGGAAGCCGAAATACTGACTACCATCATGAAGACTGCAGCGAAAGCCTTCAACAAACGTGACACTGAATAGCGTGCCTCACGGCACGTTTTTTTGAAATTAACAGGAGAATACGATGGGTTGTGATATTCACATGTACGCTGAGCAGCGTGACGAATCCGGTACGTGGAAGACACTACATAAGTGGGAGAATACTGCCGAAGAAGGTGGTGATTACGAGTATTGGGATGAGTCCCCCTCTCTGGATAGTGATCGAGCCTACATCTTCTTTGGGTACCTGGCGAGTGTACGTCGAGAAACCCCATTCAACCGTGAACCTTTAGGCCTGCCTGAAGATGTGTGTATGGAGACAAATCGGGTGATGGAAGATCCTGACTACCACACACGTAGTTTTATTTATGAAGACCAATTACGAAAAGATGCTCTGCTATTCCAAGGGGATAAGGAGGCACTTCTGCGGCTGGTGTTGGAAAATAAATCTGATGATCTTGAGGTGCGTAAGTACCTAGACACAAGTGCAACCAATTTACTGGAATCGCTTGAGGAGATGCCTCTGTACACCAAAGGTCGTGAAACCCGTTTCGTATTCGCCTTCGACAATTAGGAGACTATCTTGAACGATAATCTAGTTTTGATCTGTGGCAAATCAGCCACAGGTAAGTCGCTCAGTCTGCGCAATTTAAAAAACCCTGAAGGGGTGATGTATCTTAATTGTGAAAACAATAAGAAGCTCCCTTTCCCAAGTAAGTTCAAAGAGCTTACTGTAGTTGATCCAATGCAAGTCTATGAAGCATTTGATGTTGCTGAATCGATGCCGGACGTACACACCATAGTCGTCGATACGTTGACTTTTATGATGGACATGTACGAAACCATTTATGTACTTCCACACGCTGGTGGCCCAAAAGGCATGACAGCTTGGGGTGACTACGCTCAGTTCATGAAGAGGTTGATGTCACAGTATGTGGCCAACTCCACTAAGAATGTAATCTTCTTGGCTCACACCAGTGATGTCATGAATGATAAAGAGATGGCTCTTGAAACACTGGTGGCCGTGAAAGGCTCACTAATGAAGAACGGCATCGAATCATTCTTCAGTACCATCGTGGCTACAAAGCGCGTTGAGTTAAGCGAACTGAAAAAGTGTGACTCCAAGTTGCTGAACATTTCAGCAGACGAAGAGGAAGACGGGTTCAAGTACGTATTCCAGACTTTACTTACCAAGAAAACCGTTAACGAACGTATGCGTTCAAGCTTCGGTTTCTGGGATCGTAAAGAAACATTCATTGATAATGACGCGCAACTCTTAATTGAGAAACTCGACAATTATTATAAGTAATTAACCCCGTCCAATTACGGACCTTTTTAAAGAGAACAATTATGTCAAATTCATTAGCATTACCTACTGGTGTTGTAGCTGACGTTGAAAAAGATAGTTTAGGTGGTGGAGTAATCCCTGCTAAGACTTACCCAGGAAAAATCAAACTTGTCTACATGGATAAGTCTGATAAAGGCGCTGTCAGTATCAACATCCATTTTGAAGAAGCTGCTGGCAGTCGTACCGTTAAGCAAACTACTTACATTTCAAACCAGGCAGGCGCATTCGTATACACGGATAAGAATGGTAAGGCTCAGCCTCTTCCTGGCTACAGCCAGATGAACGCGTTCTTTGAAGCAACTACCGGTAAAGGTATTGCGGAACAAGAAACGTCTGCTAAAACCATCAAGCTTTATATATTCAAAGATGGTAAAGGCTCTGAACAACTTGTTGAGCGTGATGTGTTCATGGCTCTTCAAGACCACGAATGTGTTGCTGGTATCCTGTTGGTTAGCGAAGAAAAAGCTACCAAAGAATCAAACTACAAAGATGGTACTGGTGAGTACCGCGAGTTCAATGAATTCGGTAAGTGGTTTGATTCAGAAGGCTTCACTGCCACTGAAC